GCCATTTTTATGACCCAAAATGTTATGCAGTCATTATTTTGGACTAATTGAAAGGTTTTGAGACCATTATGCAGTGGGTAGTGTTTTTGGTGTTTTTTTTTCAAATTGTAAAAAAGATTTCTGAAAATGGACAAATAAATGTCCAATTTTGAAAAAAAATTTTTCAATTTGAAAAAAAGTTCAGGATATGGATTAAAGTATTTGTAAAACCATCGGTTATTTTCCAATACCATACTTGCAATGCTGTTTTTGCGAAAACCCTTTTGGATGTTTGCAGTCAATACTATTTTTATATTTGAGACTCCATCTACGTCTAGTTTTTCTAGGGATATTTTTTATTTTTCTCTTATATGTTCTATTCATTGGATTAACTAGAGAAAATAACTCTATTGTAAAGGGTCTATGTAATAAATTGAAATTAGTATTCTAACTTGCTTAGATAGGATGAAAACTAGATGGAGGGTTATCCGGGAGTCATTACGGCAATTGATGATCCGTTACAAAGGAATGTGCGAATCAAGTATGAGATGCCTGTAGAGCCTATAGTTAAGATACCCGATGAAACTCCTAGAAAGTTTAAAACATCAGTTGCTGTATTCTCAAATACCTTTTACAATCAAGCTAAAATAATAGAAAATCTCACGGAAATACTATTGTCTTATCTAAATTATCCTCTCAATAAATACTCAGGAGTTGGGACCATTACTAGTGAACACATTCAACGTCTTACCACAGAAGTATTTATTAAAAAGAATGGAAAAACACCTCCACGAATATGGTTTAATTTTATGGCACCTGCAAATTGTGTTAAACATGAAACTGTACTATGTAATCCAAACCCATATACTTCGTCCTATCTTTATATTGTTTGTGCTTAATCATTTTTAATTCAAAATTAAAAACAACTTAAAAAGAGTGAATATTTATATTCAGTTAAATTATGCGTGCATTCTTAATTGTTGGATTCTTATTTTTACTTACTTTTGTGATTGAAAAAACTACAAATTTAAAGCCGACTATCAATTACAATAATAAGTTTGAATACGTGCCTATACTAACAGCTAATATATATGCCGATTTATTTATTATTTTTGTTACCTTTTCAAAGATTTATGTAAAAATTGCATCGTTAGAAGTATGGTATAAAAAATATAGATTGTCTGCTATGATTGCCGATATATTGATTGGTGTTTTGTATATGTTATTAGGGAGATATCTAGTTTATAAAAGTAGTATAAAGATTGGTCTCACGGCCTTTGCTGCTGTATGTGTAGGCATTCAAGTAATCTTTGACTTTCTATTTTATATCGTCTTTACCATTATTCCTAAGGGCTCAAATCATATGCTAGATTATTTCAAAGGGTATGCAAAAGAAGTAGGTGCAAATGCTTTATTCGGAGATAGTTTTCTAGTGATCATGGCAGTAATAATCAGTGCGGTATTGAACCAATCAAGTTATGATACGAATATCGTAGGTTTAATCCTAAGTATTTACTTGGTACCTTATTTTATTTATATGAAAGATTAAAACAACTTAAAAAGAACCGAAAGTATTTATAGGTTTAAGTTGAACGTTGTTTTTTCAGACTTTCCTCTACGTTTGGATTTTGGCAAAATACCCATACTCTCATTCATATCTTTCAATTCGGATAAACTAATGGTGCTTCCTTCCTCTTTTTCATTCAAATGAATTGTTTTTGATTTTAATCCTCCTAGAATATCGCTAATGTCGGTGGGTCCTTTCATTTCTGCCCGCTTTTCTTCGCGCTTTTCTTCGCGCTTTTCTTCGCGTTTGGGCATTTTAGGGTCAGTTCGTGCTTCGGGCATCATACTATTCATAAATCCAGAAAAGCCGGGACTCTGTGTCCCCATGGTATTGACGGCTGCCTGAGTAAACTTTTGCATTAACTCGGGGTTTTGGCGCATGATATCATCTAGTCCAGGCATAGAAGATTTAAACATGGTGTTGGTCATATGAAGCATAATAGCTCCGCCACCTAATTGAAAAAGTAGCTTTAATTCAGGAGCCATACGTGCTTTGGATTTGTATTTTTCGTGCAATTCTGCAAAAATCTCATCATAATCGTCAATATTTTCGTTGACTTGTTCTGCCCATCCGTCTAATTTTAAATCAAAAGGGTCAACCTTATGATTGAGAAACTCTAGCCCAGTAATACACGCCATCAACATCTTTCCTTGAAACCGAACTGAATTCGTGCGTTCTTTTTCTGAAATGATGTGTTCATATTCTCCTTGCATTTCATCTAACGACGAATCCATGCTGTACGTTTTTGTAAGGGTAACTCCTTTGGACTGTAAATCTTCCAATTTGCGTAAAAACTTGAACTTCTCTCGCAGAGTATCTTCTTTTACTTCAGGTTTCTTGTCGGTTTCAAAGGCTTGATTGGTATACCCGTCCCATGTACGTGTGGGTTCTTTCACGGGTTCGGCAAAATTAACGGAAGGCACTGAAATATTCGGCATAGAAAACATGGTTTTAGTTGCCTCTTTGAAGGAGGGTTTTTCGGACAATTCATTTAACTCTCTTTCTAATGAATCCAAATCTGTAATATGAATATCTTTAGGTCCATCATGTTGGCGTCCATTCATCAATAATTCTGCTCCTGGACCAAAATTGCTTGAAGGTAGAGAATCTACATTTAATTTGATTTCTTCAAGCCCTTCTAATTTGATTTCTTCCATTATAGTAAATATATATCATTTAATTTTAAGTTCATCCGCAATAGAATAAATTGATTCAGTTTGTTTCATGGATGTATAGGTGTATTCCTAGATGTTCAAAATAATTCACAATGTTAGGATGGACGGTGAACAAGTGTTCGTAGGAAAACGGCATCTTGGATCCGCGTATAACACATGCAATGTCATTGTGAACGGTACTATGATGTTAGCCTATAGCGTAAAAAGTAAGAAAACAAATGAACCTTCCGTCTATAAGGTATATTTACCTGAATTAAACATATTCATTAAAAATGCGATGATTTTTGGACGATTCGTTGTTCTTCTTTTGAAGGGTAACCCGCACATGGTGATTAAAAAGTTTCAAAACTCACCTAGGGTTATAACGGTATGCCGATTGTAAATATATTCAAGCATTAAAAAAATTGAAACTCTTTTTTTATACTATAGACTAGTGCACTAGCTATCATGAAGGATTTTATACCTCATATCGTCAGCTTCCTAACCACGACTTTCTTTGTTTGTCTATGCGGGTTTCTACGTGCTATTCAAGAACGCAACATGAAACGCAACATGGAAAAACAGATTGCTGAATCCATGCGCAACCGCCTCAACAAGATGGAGGGTGCTAAGACGAGCGAATGTGTTGAAGGACATTCGATTCTTTGCCATACTCAGAATCCACCCTCCCCAAAAAGCAAGGTTGATTCATCACGCGGACCAAGAAAGACCAAGAAATAGAGTCACACATGTGACCATGCCTACGTTGTAGAAATTCGCATCTGGGTTACCATTTTTAATGTGAAAATACTATTTATAATTAAATATAGTATAAATGAGATGATTTTTGAAGGGTAGTCCTCACATGGTCATTAATACTCACCTCATAACGGTATGCCGATTGTAAGGATAAAAAATTGAAACTCATTTTTATATTATAGAGTACACTAGAAAAGAGTTATCATGTGTCGTCTATCAAGATTCCGGCCCGGAATCCGGTCCGGAATCCGGAAAGGAATCAAGATAATCCAGACAGGAATCCGGAAAGGAATCCAGAAAGGAATCCTGACAGGAATCCTGACAGGAATCCGGACAGGAATCCAGACAGGAATCAAGATAATCCGGACAGGAATCCATAGTATTCTTGTTGCAGGGTCAACGTGCTGGAAAGTCTGTGCAAAGCAACAGAAAGTCTGGTCAGAGCATCTGGAAGTCTGGTCAGAGCGTAGAAGATTCATGTCTTTACCGATTGGTTACATTGAAGTGACTCACCGACATAAGAACGGCCTTTCTAGATATGCGAGGAGGATTCAACTTATAAAGGTCGATGACATCCTTTACAGGGTGTGGGTCGATGTCGTATATTGGCATTATCGCTATAACGAAAAGGGTGAGATTGATGTCAGTTTTATTCCTGATTGGTATGAACTAGACGAAATTGTACCACTAACCATAGATCAATATATGAACGAAATGCATCAAGATGTATTGAGTAGACACAGCTCAGGTTGGAGTGAACACTCTAATGGGTGGGGTCCCACCCCTCTATACGACCGAGAAAAGTACCTAAAAATTATAGAAAATGAGAAGAGGGAGGAGAACAGGGAGGAGAACAGGCGAGCCTTAGAATCCTGGAATTGTGCTTTTAAAAACATAAACTTACCAGATTTTCCACTGTTTAATAGATACCTTACTACACACATCGGTAGTTTTTTGAAAGAAGAACCTCCAGGTCGTAACAACTAGATATATGCGTGTATATTGTCAGAAAAGTCATATTATTTTTGACAATAAAATATATAATCTTACAAGAACTGCATACATAGATTTCATTTATAATTAAACATATTGCATATGCGATGATTTTTGCATATGGGTTACCAAAAAGTTTCAAAACTCACTAGGTAACTGTATATTCAAGCATTAAAAAAATTGAAACTCTTTTTTTTATACTATAGACTAGTGCACTAGCTATCATGGAGTCTAACGTCGCATGCATGTTGTTATTGTTTATGATAGTGGTAGTGATAATACACGGCAATCCCAAAAAGAAACCCCTGAATGTCTCTCCCCCTCCCGGTTCTCTCCCTCCCGGTTCTAATTTTGCGATAGGACAGGTTAACGACATGTCGTTCGATATGCTGAAGGGTACACGTGTGTGTATGTAACGGGCATCTGAAATGATCTGGAAAAAACGGTTACCTGTTTAACCAATGTCTCATGCAAGTCTCGCAAAACTACTGCGTATAAATTTGCATCTGGGTTACCATTTTTAACGAGAAAATAATAATTATTAAAATCATGTTTTTATAAACTATTTTTACAGTTCAAATGCTGATTATTTCCATGTTATTTTAGAAATATCTATTCGTTCTTCTAGTGTAACGCCTAGTGCTTGATTTTTTTGTATTTTTTTCTTATGCCATTTAACAAATGCTTTTATAAATATGTTGCGTGTAGGAAAAACATGCAATACATCCTTTCTTACTTTTTTCCATAAAGATACAACACGTTTTGAATCTTGAAAATGTTGAAAAGTTCGTATTAACCCTATTGCTTCATCGCGTATTTCTTCAATATCTTCTAAATATATTGCTTCATAAAATTCATTTACCTCTTCTTTCATCCATTCATATTGAAGTAATTTGTTTCCATGTACTGCCTGTATTTTTTTTTCACCTGTCATGGTTCTATAATTTTTAATAGACACCCAATTTGGTATCGGAATTTCCATAATATAGTAACATTTTTTTTTATTAATTTCATATGATATTAATAAAAAGGTTCATCTCCTATCTAAGGTAGATATGAACCAAAGACCTTGCAAGAGTGTATCGGATAAATCATCTTTTTTAGGATGAGAGGAAAATACAGATTCCCATTCAGCCCATCCACGGTCCGCTATTATTTTTTTAGCCTGTACAATGCTTTCTTTCTTTCTACCCGCGTAGGTTGTTTCAGTAGATTGTAAAAAATTAAGTTTATGAGTAGAAGAAACCCCATGAATATGTTTCACTCCTTTCATAATCCAGTATTGCATGACCATACCTTGTAGGCATTTCATTTTAGAAGCAAGTGGTCCAATCTGATTTTCAACGACGACATGGTCCATGGTATAGGAATGAAACAACCTGTCGTAATGATGTTGAAGTGAAAACCCTAAATCAACCGCGGTATATTCTTTTGTTTTTTCTTTGGCAATCGGTATCAAGCATCGTTCTTGATACGCCTGCAATAGAGTCAACAATTCCGCTTTGGGTTCATTGGTATAAGGAATAGAACATAAAGTACACAAGGAGTGTAACTGTGGCAACGATTTTGATTTAATATGAGCCAACTCTTTTCGTGGAAGTGGAATTCCACAATGCTTTGCATGAATACCGCAATATCCTTGTCCATCCTTAGAGTATAGTGCACGTTTACCACATGGAGTTCGTTTACCACTACAGGTCTGGGCAGGTTTCATCAAATTCACTACGCCCCATTCTACGATGGTAATCTCATTCTCTTTCCGAAATAAACAATGGGCCAAATGCTTAATCCCAATGTCAATGGATAAAATATACATATACTTGCTCCAAATATTTCTTTAAGTTGGTTTATCTATTATAAAAATTGAATAAAAAAATAGTATATAAAGAAATAGGAAGCATCATGAATCTTGTATCCTACCATCCTAAACTTACAGTAAACGACTGGAATGCTTTTATAGGTCATATGCAAGATATGAAGATAGATTATATCCTATACGGGATTTCTGTAGAGGGTCGCATGATTATTTCTGGAATATTGCTTTGGACTATAACAAAGCGTCTTTCTGCCAAAGACCGTATGGTGTATTCCGTAGTAAATCCTTTGGAAGTGTGTATTCATTCTACACTTGATGGATATTTGGCTATTCAAACTCCCTTTAAGTTACCCTCCTCTATTTCAGCGGAGATGAAACTAATGTTGCAGGAGTTAGCTAAGAAAAAAGTTCAAATTGCTATGAAGAATAATCGTAAACCCGTTGGTATATGACAGACACGACAATAGCTGCTGCTACTTGTACAAGGATGTATGGAATTAATTCTTCTTTTGGCATTTTACCTGAGATAACCATAAGAATGGTAACTGCAGGATTATAATCTCCCCCTGAAATAGGTCCTCCAAAATAGACAATGATACTAAGTGCCGCGCCAATGGCAAGTGGGTTTCCTGTTGCAATGATGGTAAATAACAATATCATGGTTCCAAAAAACTCAACTACGTATTTATACATTGTATAATAGGTATCTAAAAAATATTTTTTTTAAATCTATGAATCCTATATGGAATGGTTAGAGTATGTTTTATGTTTTTTTGTCATGGTAGTATTGACTACGTTTTATTTAAATAGCGATACATTTCAATTGAAATGTGTTATTTCTAAAGTAGACGGAAATACGTATTGCGTGCGCGATAATGCGTATGTAAAACAGAGTGCAGATTTACTTGCAGAAGTAACCCTACGTATGAAAAAGCTAGTTCAACATATGAAAGAAAAGTATTCACAGCGGACAGATGTACAACGCTTGATAGAGAATTTTAATCCAAGTCGTATTGTAGAAACCTTGCCCACTAGTCTACATACGGCGTATAGTGAAGATAAAGGTAAAAAGATTGCCTTTTGTTTACAAAAGCAGAAAGAGGATATGAAACGTATTGATATCAATACACTCACCTTTGTTGCTATTCATGAATTATCCCATTTGATGACAGAAAGTATAGGTCATGAACAGGCCTTTTGGAAAAACTTTAAGTTTTTATTAAAGAATGCAGTTGCTATAGGCATTTATGATTCTATTGATTATCAACAACAGCCTGAACCCTATTGTGGAATGACCATTGATGATAATCCGCTTTATGCGTGAATATAAATATATTAAGATATAGTATATGTTTTTTATTGTAAATCATCTCAAAAAAAATAAAATTATAAAAGCCTATGTATTTGCGGGGAAAGAACATAATTATAAATCGATGTATAAAAACAATAAACATGATGATATATTTGAGGGACAATTAGACATGTTAAGTTTACATAATGTACCTATAGAGTTTGTTTCTGAGCAAATCTATATCGATGACCGAATTGGTATTGTAAAATATAAAATTGCATCTGTCTTGAATATTGCCATGGAAGAAATCTATTTATTTGGTACCGAACATCAAGACATTCAATCTATTGAATTATATAAAATATTAACACAAGACAATACACTACCCTTAGATAAAAACACACTTCAATCCTTTCTATCTAATGTAGAGCCTGAAATACGTGTACCAACCAAATCTAAGTATGATTACAATGATGTATATGAATTAGGATTGGATGGTATTCAAGTTGTAAAAATGCCGATTGGACAACAGATTTCATCTACGAAACGCCATCTATTTACAGTAAACCCATTTCAATGGACAACCTTTGTTCAAGATGAAGTATATGATACGAACAATAAAACATTATTGATGGAGTTTTTACCGCTACAACATCGTATGTATGTATGTAAGACCGAAGATGTACTGGAAGATGCCTTATCTAGAGAAATGCCGATTCCCATTGTATTGTCTCTCTATTATCCATTTTTAAAAGACCATGGAATTGTAACGTTAGAGACCTACCATGACAAACGTGAAAAAATAAGAGAACTTACTTATACCTTTTTAACCAATCATGTGTATCAACATATTCAAGAATCTGTGGATTTACTCTATCATTTAGACACGCCTATTCCTAAACTCATTTCTGGAATTACCCAAATTAGTATTCAACTAGAAAAAAAGAATCATATTCCGCTAGAATTGATTTTTAAATTAATTAATACACACGAATTTGTTCCAATCACCATATACAACCCTGGAAAAAATAAAGAAAATATCATTCGTCTTTTTGCAGATAAAATGACAACCAATGGCCAAATGATTCCTTACTTACAAAAGTCCCAGATATTTACTTATCTTAAAACCATTGCCCATGGTACTTGTGTAGCGATTGTTGTTGGAGATATGGTGTGTAATTTTATGGAGGATGGGTCTATCATCATTGATGTTGAAAAAATAGACCCTATTTCCATAGTAGACCTTACTGAAAAAATAAAAATGAGAGTCAATCCTATTATCACGAACATTGTTGAGTTTATTCAACAAAGTGGATATACCTACCCACTCTTTACCACACTCTATGAATGTAAAATTATACATATGAATTATGAAAGCCGATTTAATAGCATAAAAAATCTAACAAAACATATTCGCTCCTATACGGGGTGTATCTCTTCCGTCTTTAATATAGATGCTAAGTACTCTAGTATTTTACGATATAAAAAGGTATCTAATTTTAATGAAGTGAGTAGTAAGGTTGCCTATATTATTACTAGTACTCAACAAAATGTATCCAATGAAGATATTATACAAGGGTTACAGGATAATTTTAATATTACGGCGCGTGAAGCAACCCAAGAATTAGTTAAATATGCCAATGAGTTTAAAACGCCGTTCTTGAATCAAGATAAATCTCGTATGAATACTGGATTTAAAACCGTCATTTCTACGGAAAGAGGTACAAATCATACTACTATAAGTATACAAGATATTAACAACATTCATTATCTTGAGGTTATGCCCACGTACATAACTGCGTTGTACAATCTAACCCAGCAAGTTCATGGAACATACATGTCCGAAGTATCTAGAATATGCAATGTAGCCTCCAAAGAAGAAGTTGTATTGAATGATGTAGTTCATGAATATAAAGTAGAAGCCATTGGATATGAAGAAGACTATGAAGACATATTCAATTTAGACGATATGGAAGGCGGGTCATCAAGTCCAACCATCATTGGTGCGAGGTTAAAAAGCCCAAATTACTTTCAAGAACGGTTGATGTCGCGTGATAGCAAATTATTTCTAAAAAAGAAAGACGGAAAATACAATGCCTACTCAAGAGTCTGTCCGTTTAGCAATCGTCGCCAACCGGTGGTTGTGAATCAAGAAGAATTAGACCACATTGATAAAGAATCCCCAGGTTCCTACACAGATGTATTTCCGGCAGGTTCTACGGATGAAAAAAAAGAGAAAAATATGTATATTTGTCCCCGATATTGGTGTATGACCAAGGGTATCTCTTTAACCGAAGAACAAGTGAAAGAAGGAAAAATATGTGGTACCAAAATCATTTCGCAAAATGCTACTTCTGTTCCCAAGGATGCCTACATTTATGAATTTACAGATAAAACTTATCATAAAAAGAATGGACAATATGTTACCATGCATCCAGGGGGGCTAAATCAAGGAACGCATCCAGAAGGATATTCAGTTCCGTGTTGTTTTAAAACCCCTGATAGTAAACTGCAAAAAGAACGCCGAGAAAAGATTGTAAAAGCTCCCAAAGTAAGTGAACAGTACCTCATGGGTCCAGAAAAAGTACCCATACCGTTTCAACGATGGGGAGACTTACCCGTTCAAGTTCAACGATTTTTTCATTTTAATAACTCCACCTGTTATTCGGGGAGTCATACACGAGAAATCAAAAAAGAGCACCAATGCATTCTAAGAAAAGGAGTAGAAGAAACCAATACACAATCTTTTATAGCTTGTATCGCCGACCTCTATAGCCACTACCAAACCAAACTCCTCGGCAAGAAGATTCAGTTAAAGCTAAAAGAGTTTAAAGACATCCTTGTCCACGCACTTACCCTAGAATTATTTATCTCTCTTCAAAATGGCTATTTGATTGAAGTATTCAACCGCAATGATTTTCCTGACCATACGCCTTATTTAAAAACAAAACTGTATAAAACACTTCAGCAGAATCCCTTGTATTTAAATCATATCATAAGTGCCTACGATACCTTTAAAGCCTATATTCAATCGGAAGATAAAATCGAGCATGTTTATCTATGGGACTTTATATCTCTACCCAATCCTAATTTATTTATAGAAGGAGTCAACCTTATTCTGTTGGATATTCCAGAAGACGATATCTCGAACAATGTAGAAATGATATGTCCATCCAACAGTTATAGCATTCAAAAGTTTACGCCTGCACGGTCTACGTTAATACTGTATCGTAAATATGGGTTTTTTGAGCCTATTTATGTGTATCAACTACACGAGCAAGAACTAGAGGTATCTGGACTATTTAAGATGGGCGATATCCCTAATGTAGATAGAGTTCTTACCATGGCGGAGGACATCTATAAATATGAATGTAATCCTAAATCGAGTAGCTGTAGTAGCATCTATCCCTTTAAACAAAACATTGTCTCTTTACAACTCATCCAAGAACTTCGTGATATAGAGTATGATATTGTACATCAAGTCCTTAACTTCAATAACAAATGCATTGGAATTGTGGCAAAACACCATGTGCAATGTATGATTCCATGCTATCCTAGCGCGATTCAAGCAGGTATATCCATTCTTTATATAGACGAGGATATATGGAAAGATTATTCAACTACGGTATCCTTTTTATCTCAAGTGCACACCTTAACAAGTGGAAAAATTCCATGTAAACCAGTGGTTCGTACACTTGAAGATGGATTAGTATTTGGTATTTTAACAGAAACCAATCAGCTGGTATTATTAGATAGTCCTCAAGAAAATACAATGAAGGACGAATTGATAGTCTATGAGACCATCAATGAATATACGATTGATAAACTTGTACTGAATGAACCTACCATAGACTATGAAAGAGATACCTATGTGAAACGAATCAAAGTAGAAGGACAATTTTACAATGCATACCGGAATATGATTCGTAATCAATTGCATACACCCGACTTGTACATGACAAAACTAGACCTTGTTCGTATTGTAGAATCGTCTATGAACTACAATGAAAAATATGAACGAATTCGTGCTATATTGAAAGAATTTATGTATAGAACCATTGAGTTTGTAGACGGATTGTATACGGATTTAGTATTATCGAACATTGAGACCATTACGAACTGTAATACAGATTGTGAGAAAAAACCCTATTGTTTTACTACTGAAGATTCGTGTAAAATGATTATTCCTAAATATCATTTACTCAGCAATCTAGACAATGAAATTATTTATGTAGGGAGATTAACGGATGAGTTTATACGATATCCACACATTCAACAATTCATGTTAAAAAATACATTTTTATCTTTACAAGCTACCCAATACAATCTCCTTCCTACTGAAATGATTCTACTTAAAAGCATGATTGACCAAGATTGGTTTGACCGATTGAACAGTGAACCTTTACAAAAAAATTATCTTAGCAATTTTGACATTACCAACCCATTGAACTCTTTACAATTTGCACCTATCAAGTCATCCTCCTTTTTCAACATAGAAGAAGAAGTTGTTCAAGAACAAGCATGTATTCAAGAAAAAATAGATAAAATCCGCGGACATAAATGGTCATCTATGTTCTCAGGTGACTCCTATGAATTGATATATAAAGCAGAGGAAGCTTGTACTTTCTGCATCATTCAAGATATTATCCAAGACCATTTAAATGAAACCGTTTCTATTTCTACTTTAAAATCACAACTGTTTACCTTGTATACTAGTTATCCTGAATTGCGAGTTGTACAGATTTTATATGAACAGGGAAAACGTAAATTATTTACCATTTACCGACGTGGCGAGGTAGGGTTAGATACGGTCATTTTAAGCGAACATTATTACTTGACTTCTATAGATATATGGCTACTTGCTGATTTTTATCATTTACCCATTGTCTTATTGTCAGGCGTTAAATTGTCTGAAAATAATCGTGAAATTATTCTAACACAAGAATTGAAGTTGAATGTATATTTTATAAAAATATCTACGATAAAATACAATGAAATCCCTGGATTTATATTGTACAGAACCTCTAAACTAGGGTACCTATATCCACAACTGAGCGAATCGATGAAAGAATTGTTTGAAAAAGAAAAAAAATGGAATCAAGAACATACATTTTCACTGGAAGCCTATCTTAATGGTAGTGAATATAAATAGAAGCGGTATGAGGAGCTGGTGACTTAGGGATTTTAATGTCGTCAATCTCCAACTCTTTCCATGGAAATATAACCGTAGAATATAAAGAACCATAACACATTTTTCCAAAATGGGGATTTTTACGTTTGAAGGCAATTAACTTTTTTTGAATGAATATCTTAGACTGTTCCTGTTGTAGTGTACTAATAGCATATAAATAACGATAATAATGTAGTAACATGGGTTCAAATGTATCTACCACCTGTTGCACTGTAAGGGAAGGATGCAGGACTAAAATGGGTACAGACTGTCGTGTTTTAGTATGGTATACTGTAAGATGGGTGAATCCTTCTAAAATATAGGTATATTTTTCTTGATTTGATAACTCATGTATACTGCGTTGAATATGATAGTCCCGAAGAAAAGATTCATTATGAATTGAAAACGTAATTAAGTTCATACATTCCATAAATTGCTGAAACATATGCGGGACAATGTGATGACTTTGGTGCAAAGAAACATAAATTAATCCTAATGCAGGAATACCAAAAGGTAACCCAGTATAAGGGTTGTGTATTTTACGCGGAACATGAATCCACGACTCTGTATGGGTCAATGCATCCATAATCAAACGTATTAAATCTACATAACGAAAGCGATACAGAATACCACGGTCGGATATATCAGCCCAGGTAGAGGGGGTAAATGACTCTAAATATAAATCCATCGTATTGGTAGGCTTTCTTAATTTACGAATGAACCGACATATTACCGTATATCTACGACGTAGACGACAATATTCTTTGAATAGCCTGTCTTTATGCTCTGGTTGAAGAAATAAATTATTATCTAAATACATATAAAACTTTTTAGGGTAAAAAGGAAGTAAGGATGGTAGAATTAATTGACATAAAGGTTCATTGGACAAATCATGCCATATATTCATATCCTAGAATATATATATATATTTCTAAATATAAATAAATTATAGTTAGAAAAAAAATTGAAACAACATCTTTGTTGTATACTTAAAGTGAATTAACCTTCAGCATGGAGGTTACGGACGAGATGACTGAAGAACAGTGCGATGCCAAGATGAAAGATGCTGAAGAAAAGAGGGAAGTTGCAAAAATGCAACTTGAATCTCTCAAGAAACGTACCGCAGAAAAACGTGAAAAAGAAATAAAGATGCGTGCGTTTTTGGATAAACTATCAAAGGTAAATCTTGAAACCGAAAGTTATCTTGCAGAACTTGCAGAATACGAAAACGGTTCATTGCCTCTCGCTGAAACCGAGCTGTCTGAAGAAACCGAACTGACTGAAGAAACCGCTGAACCCAAGCTGACTGAAGAAACCGCTGAAACCGAGCTGTCTGCAAAATTCACCAAGAAATTCACCAAAAAATTCATCAAGAAAGCCAAGAAAGCCGAAGCCGAAAAGCAAGCCGAGGAGCAAGCCGAAGATACCGTACCGCAACCTGACCCCATAACTTGGGATGACTGGATTGCGAAACAACCCGGCCCGATTCAGCAGTTGATGCGGTATCCCCACAAGGACCCTTCAGAAGCAGGAAAAACCCTTGCAATTCAAATTGCCGACTTAAGCTTCAATGATAAACTAATTATTACTGGGGAATGCAGCAAAAAACTTAACCTTAAAATTAAAGAGACCCGTTCGTATGACTCGCTTGACGACTTTTATGCAGCATTTTACTATGAGTTCAATGCCGCAGGAACGCCCAATGAAGATATACATATGCTCGTGGTATCTGAACCAATTGCATTAATTGGTACGTATACTGTACTATTCACCGCAGATAACATGACTAAAATCATGTCCATCATAGACGAGAAGTTTGATATACTTTCCATTGGAAAGTACATCAATAAGGATAAGGAAGACATGATGCGTATTACTGCTATAAAGAACGAAAAAGGTTTTCTAGCTGAACTTGCAGACAATGTAAGCAACGTCAAGGGTAAAATCATTGACATTACCAAAGATCCTCGGTCTATATTCCATTACGTGAACAAGACTGGGTTTAACTAGATTCATTAAAAAAGTTAAAAAATAATTTTTTAACTTTTTTAATGACCTAGATAAAAAATTGAAACAAGTATGCTTGTTATAGTTACATTGATAAACTTTCAGGATGAGTGACAAGCGTTTGGCAGAAATGCCACTTGACGCTCTTCGAGAGCTGGTTGCGGCTAAGCGAGCCAAGTGTGAAAGCTTGGACAATAAATTTAAAGAGGTAACTGAAAGGCAAGAACTGATAGATACAGTAACTGAGCTAGAGAATTATATTAATATGGTTCACAGGCAGATTTCTGCAAAACTAACAGAAAAAACGCAGCAGTACCTGTATGCGAGTATACCCGAACTTAAAAACGCCATTACAGAATACACCACAAAGATTGGAGAATTACGTACAAAGGAGGACATGTTCGATGCTATAATTAAACTAGATGCTACTGCGGCACAGATTACAGATGATATTAAAAAGAAAGCATCAAGGACTTTCGAATCGCAAGCCGAATCGCAAGCCGAATCGCAAGCCGAATCGCAAGCCGAATCGCAAGCCGCTGAAGCAACAATTCCACAAGATTCTATGAAGGAACTGCCTTGGAAAGAATACCTTGAAAAAATTCCTCGAAAAGCTTCAACATACCACGAAAAGGAATGTCGTTTCAAGACCGAAGGTCGGATAATTGTGCGTGATATTGATGCCACCACTTTCAGTAACAAGATAAGTATTCTTTCCAAGCGCATGAAGAATTTTCATCCAATAGAATGCCATTCATTCCAAGATGGATATTACGAAGAATGCCGCCTGCGTGGTATTGTATTCAATCCAATTGCCCTAAAGTGTACGCATACACTCATATGCTCGCAAGAAAATATGGAAAGAATGATTTGTGTGCTTAAGGATAATGACTTTATGATACTGTGCGTTGGTGAAAAACTACGCATCGAAGAAAAATCGTGCATTGGAGAAAAAATTTCTACACACATGCGTATCATCGCTAGACCACGGAACTTTATTGAAGAACTTCAGCAAATACAGCGCGACATTACCGCAATATCCTTAGAATTGCACAAGGATGAAATTGCAGCAAATAAAGAAAAACATGCCGAAGAGATTCGTTATGGTCTACGTGACGATGTGAATAAATATGAGGTGCAATTTAAGTTTCAATACAAGAAGCTTATGTAGAACGATTAACATTAGTTAAAAATATTTTTTATAATTATTTACAAATCTAGTTCGTAGTCTTGTTCTTCTTTCAGTGAATGTACTTGTAAATGCATAACATCATTACGAATGGAAATAGAACTGCAAGGTCCTTTTTCAACTTCTATCTCTACTTCTTCTTTTTCAAATGGGGTTGATACGTCATGTACTTGGTCTAAATCTAACATAATTTGAAAGGAACTTGTTCCATAATATCCTTCTTGTCCACACATGATATTCGAAGATACTCCACGTAGATGGTCAAGTTCAGCATGGCGCGATGCTTTTAGAAACATCTCAGGAGTTTCCTCAAATGATGCTTTGGCAATGGGTCCAATATCGTCTTTATTGATACCATGTCGGTCAATCGGCACCATAGAAGGGGTAATGGTCATTCTATCGCACAACAATGATTTATGATGGTAGTTGATGTAACCTCCATCGCCTTCAATAGCACTGCTTAACTCCGAATAAATAGAATTGCGAGCAGCTTCAATGCCGAAAATATCCAATATCTCGCGAATATCATTACTGGTTGTTCTTCGTGCATCGATATAATCTAAGGCAAGAACTTCCATCAGATTGGTTCCAATGGTATCTATAACCCAAATATCTGCTTTTTTATAATTGCCATCTTGTTTCGTAATGTAGTTTTTAATGACACGAATATTTGCTTTTTGTACATGTTTAATACCTCTCAAAATAGTAGTAGAAAGTAATTGTTCTTGAAAGTTCTTAAGAATATAGATTTCATCGGTTTGGTCAAGCCCTTTCTTTTGTAGTTTACCCTTCCCCGTAAGTCCATTCAACCGAATACGAAAAACAAGTTCATCTGCATTATAATCGCTGTAAATGCACGTGATTTTATCACTATACTGATGCTTTAAGGAGAAGTTAAGGTCATCCATGGTAAGGTCTTTTTCTAACATAGATTCTTGGTCCAATACAATACGAATCAACCATTTGGATTGGTCGGTTACGTCTTGGACTTGGTGTGAACATTCATCTATCATCTCTTCAAACCATCGGTGTTGTTGAATAAATCCTTGGTCTTCACGAATACGACTGTCATTGTCTTTGGGGTCAAAGGATAATTCAATGGATTTGGTAACATCCATGAGGTTTGTATATTCAATCATTGACAACATTTTTAAAGCACGATTTTGGTCGGTTTGTTCTTGTTCGTGCAAAAAGATGGTCATAGACGGTCTCTTTGTATTTTCAGACAAGGACAATATTTCTTCAATGCGTGGTACACCTAGGGTAACATTGGCTTTATTCGCAATTCCTGCAAAATGAAACGTGTTTAGAGTAAGTTGTGTTGTGGGTTCGCCAATGGATTGTGCAGCAATGATACCTACCATTTCTCCAGGATTTACAATCGACTGCTTATATTGAAGAAGAATGGTTTCGAGAAGAACAACAAGGGCTGAACGATGAAAATGTTTTACAATAAGCAACTCTTTAGGCGACAAGAAAAACTCATAGGCGATACGAAATAATTCACTGGGCGCATAATAACCAAGTTTAACAAGTCTATCATAATACGATTCTAACAGGTCATAGGTTTCTAAAGGTGTAATATCCACCTTTGTTTCTAAGGATAAATCAAATTGGTGTTGTACATTATAGATAACATTTGTAAATGCAATGGGGAGATGTATTTTTGTTTCATCACGATTTTCAAATACATCAGATACAACACTATCACGTGCCAAAATCATTCGGTCAATGTATTGTTTAGCTCGTTTACTCATGTCCTCTTTTTGTGCTTTGAACCGTTTCAAAGCCTCGGGTGTAAAACAAAGCTTCATCATGTCATCCAAAAGTGTATTGTAATGACTATAGATGTCATCTAGCTTCATTTTAGCAAGGGGTAGGTTTTGATTTTCAATCTTAACTGTATCCATGTTATCATCGCCATACCGAAACTGGATGATTTTATGTTTGTTGTTACGGACAGTACCATCATACGCACTGATTAAATCTTCCATACCCTTAATCAAACGCCGCTGAATATATCCCGTAGTAGATGTTTTTACAGCAGTATCAATGAGACCTACACGACCACCCATGGCATGAAAGAATAGCTCAACTGGACTTAGACCTTCAATGAACGAAGATTCGCAAAATCCGCGGGCAAGTGCTGAATCATCGTATTTGCTAAAGTGAGGTAAAGTACGGTGTTCAAATCCATAGGGAATGCGTTTACCATCTACACTTTGTTGACCAACGCAGCAAACCATTTGTGTAATATTAATGGCCTTACCTTTTGACCCTGCGACGGTCATGATAACAAACCTGTTGTCAGGCCCAAGATTGGATTTACCAATTTTTTCGGCTTCACTGTTCGCCTCGGACATAATATTATTCACGCGACTTTCAAATTCATCTACATTACTTTTACCACTAGGATTATCAAATACTCCCAGATGTGTTTCATCAATTAGATTTTTAACATCTTGTTTCTTGGAATGAATAATATCCAAGATTTTTTCACGCACGGCTGAACCTGCCATCAGGTCACTAATACCTACACTAAACGAACTTGTCTTCATGTATTCATTGACAATCTGTTGAATGTTATCAATAAAATCAGCAGATATCATATCACCATAATCTTTATAGAGACGATGAATGATGCCATTGGTTGCACTGGATAAGATTCCGTCATTAATCTGACCACGTTTCATTTTTCCACATACAATTTCTATCACATTGTTAGACTCCTTTTCATTATCTTTGTCACTAAAGGATGTATTTTTTACTTTACACGACATGGGCGGTAGAATCTGTGTAAGTAAATCAAAACTACTTACGCGCTCTTGAATAAAGATGGAGGTATCCACCCGTTTAATATTGCATAGAAGATTCATGGCTTCCAGTGGTGTAAAGGTAATATTCGCACGCGTAAACTGATATGACCCCAATAAGGAATCTTGATAGATACCAATGATGGGCTTATTGCCAGCAGGACTAATGATTTGATGAGGTACTGCAGCTAACTGTCGTAATTCTATTTCAGCTTCAATGTCTTGTGGCATGTGAAGATTCATTTCATCTCCATCAAAATCCGCATTGTAGGGCTTTGTATCTCCTACATTCATACGAAATGTGTTTCCCTTGAACATTACTTTAGCAATATGCCCCATCATACTCATGCGATGAAGCGTGGGTTGACGATTAAACAATACCGCATCTCCATCCATCATGTGACGGTGTACGATGTCTCCAATTTCAAGCGTAAGCGTTCGTCGGTCAACATATTTCAGCTGAATGACGCGTCCGTCTTTTCGCTCAAGGCGTTTTGCGCCAGGATAAATATCAGGACCATTCCGCACCAATTGAGTCAAATAATCATAATTGCGACGGTTTACTTGCATTGGCTTCGTAATATTTTTAGCAATCTTAACAGGAACACCCAATTGTTGAATCGATAAATTAGGGTCAGGTGTAATCACCGACCTTGCACTAAAATCAACTCGCTTCCCCATGAGATTGGCACGAACACGCCCAAACTTACCATTCAACCTATCTTTGATAGATTTTAAGGCGCGTCCAGAACGCTGGGCCATTGGAGATGCACCCGGAATCTTATTGTCTATCATAGTTGCCATGTGATATTGTAGGAGATACGCATGAGCCTCAATGATTTTTACATCATCATCTTTTGCAATTAATTCCTTAAGTTTTGTATTTGTTTTAAGTATCTGAACAAGATAATGGGTTAAATCATCTTCACTTCGTTGCTGCGCATCATGCTTCACCGAAGGGCGAACCGATGGAGGCGGTACTGCAAATACTTGACATATCATCCAATCTGGACGCGACCAAATAGGACTAAATCCCATAAAGGTGACATCTTCATCGGTAATGCGTCGTAAAATACGTACGGCAACTTCAGGAGTGATGTTCATCTTGACGGTATCTTCTGCATCATCTTTCTTAGAACTCCATTCTGCGGTAATCTTGGCGAATGAATCATGTCGATACTTAGTAGGTTGTTTACACCCACATCCATCTTCATTACTTTCACCACACCGCTCCATTTCTTTTGCTAATTTATAGACTTCTTTAAACCGGTTTTCATTATTCATACTTTCAATATAGCCTAACTTGGATTTATCAATCAATAGTTTACTGCATTTGATACATACACATTGTAATATCTTAATCACTGTTCCTAAATGTTGAATATAAAATACAGGACGTGCCAATTCAATATGCCCAAAATATCCAGGACAATGCATAAAGTCTAACCCATCCGTAGGACATACGGTTCCAGGTTCAAGTGTACCCATTCGTGGGTCAAATAGCCCATTGATAATGGGTTTATTATTTACATAGGTTTCTTTGCTGGTAATCTCCGCAACGGAACATCGGCGAATTTCGTCAGGAGATAACATACTAAATTGAATGCCCATCACTTGAGAACTTGTAAGAATACCATTCTTCTCCATCTTATATACTAGTTACATACTATTTAGATGGTTTTCATTCAATTTTATTTAATGGAATGAAATGAATGAACTGAATTCAGTATTTAAAAATAGTACTCCCTTATATATAGTATGGAAGGGTATAGCCTTCGTAGTAAAGGATTAACAGTTAAACGCGCACGTGATGATGGGTCAGACAGTGAAGAATCTCCTAAAAAACTACCACATGACATGCAAATTACTTTTACAATTTCACAGCCAGATAGTGAGAGTGAAGATGAGCCTGATTTTGAAGAAGAACTGGATGTTTATATGAACGAGTGGAGACATAAACATCCCTGTAGTAGCCGTGTCGCTAAAGTAGAACGCGAACGACTGAGAATGATACTGATGTATACGTATAGAAAATTAAAAAAAGATAAACAAGAAAATATAACTAGTTTTCAGTCTATGATAGAGGAGGATACGACGGATGAAGCTGACTATTTTATGAAATTAGACGTCCCTGCTCAAACTATGATTTTAAGCAAATTAAAAGTAGTACAACCTTTACTCAAATCAAGTGTACCTTATCGTATTTCTATCTTATTATCTCCTATACCAGATGAGTATAAAGCCATTGCATTAAAAAAGATGTCCGCCTTAGAGTCCATGTCGGGAGGAGAAGGAGAATATCATAAACTCAAACAGTGGATTGATGCATTCATGACAATCCCCTTTCATGTGTATCACCAATTACCCATTACTCTTACAGATGGAATTGGACCCTGCAATAATTTTATGCTTCATGCTAAAGAATGTTTAGATAAAGCAGTGTATGGACTCAACGATGCAAAACTCCAAATTATGCAATATCTAGGACAACTTATTTCTAATCCATCGGCTACCGGCACCACCATTGCCATCCAAGGACCCATGGGGACAGGTAAAACAACCTTAGTCAAAGAAGGCATCAGTAAAATATTGCAACGCCCCTTTTCATTCATTGCCTTAGGAGGGGCTACCGATAGTAGTGTGCTAGAAGGACACATGATTACCTATGAAGGGAGTATATGGGGTAAAATTGTAGATGTATTGATGAAATGCAAGTGTATGAACCCTGTATTTTATTTTGATGAATTAGATAAAGTCAGTAATACGCCACGAGGAGATGAAATCATTGGTATTCTTACTCATTTAACCGATACTTCACAAAATGATAAGTTTCATGATAAATATTTTTCGGATATTGAATTAGACCTAAGCAAGGCCATTTTCATTTTTAGTTATAATGATGAAAGCAGTGTCAATCCTATTTTAAGAGACCGTATGTATACGATACGAACCGATGGATATACTACCGCACAGAAAGTGGTAATTGCTAAAGACTATTTAACTAGAACCATCCAACAGAATGTCAATTTTAAAGAGGGCGATATTATGATTCCAGATGAAATCCTGGTATATATCATTGAAAAATATACACAAGAAAAGGGAGTTAGAAATCTAAAGAGGTGTATAGAAACCATCTATACCAAATTAAACTTATATCGTCTTATGAACCCAGGTGTTAATTTATTTCAAGAAGAGTACACATTAGAGGTACGATTCCCGTTTACGGTCACGATTCCTGTGCTGCATAAACTGATTACACTACCATCTACTCCACCAGATTCACATAGGATGATGTATATATAAAGACATTACAAGAATAAGGGGAGATGTTAGTAGTGAGCCCAACGTATGAAAAAAATTGTATTGTATTCTTACATCAAGTTAAAAACAATATCATTGACGGATTTTTTACACGTATTCTCTATGTGACTCCATGTATTACAATGAAAGGAGTATATCTATTATTTCCACTGTGTGATTATTCCATAGAAACCTCCTTACGAAAACATATCTATCATTATGACCCAGTTACCAATCGTGAGTTGGTAGATACAATGATAGAGGTTGAAAGAGATATATTGTCTAAATATAAAACAACTAAATATCCAAAATATGTAGTGAAGGAACAACTCGAGCAAAATCAGATTAAGCTACACCCAGGCGACACGAGTACCTTAATTTTAAAAATATCAGGTATATGGGAAACATCAACTTACTATGGATTAGCCTATAAATATATGAAAAGTTAACCGTCTGTTCTAAATGAAAAGGCTATGGTATAACAAATACCAACATAAATGGTCATGACTAACGCAATGACATACAACCACATGATTTGTGTAGTATAGTCCTTGTTGTAACATAAGTTATACAACAGTTTACCAATACAGCCAATTTGAATCAATAAAACGATTCCTAAGATACGTGTAAAGGTATACCAACTTTGTGGCATGGTATTATCTTGAATATAAGGCAAATTACTATAGATAATATAGAAATAACGAAATAAAAAACACTCCATCCATAGTAGAGGTACAGCTATCCATAGGTACGTTTTAATATTAAAATCACCATGTAAGGGAATTACTACTTGAACTAATATTAATAGAATCAACAATAAGGAAAATGTAATACCGCCTACTCCAATGAGGAGACTTCCACAATAGATACACAAATAAGAAGCAATTGCAATAGCTATACACATCGATAAAGTATATTGTAAATACTCTGAAAGCATACTATAGTCTATTATTTTATATTTGACTATACTATGCTTCAGCCAAATATACATACTTATGGTGAAATACGTCAAATTCTTTCTATTCATTCAGAAGACCGTGATATTACCAAATATCCAAATGCCAATCAATTTGAAGTTGACCTTCCAGTAGAATATAAAAACGTAACTTCTATGAAAATTACAAATGTATATTTTGAAGGATCATTAGATGTATTCTCAACTGAGAATCAAAATACAATTCTAACTTACAACGATGGAACCCTGGATACCCTCATTACTATTCCTAATGGAACCTATGATGGAGTTACGCTTTCAGCTAGTTTATCCAATTTATTAGGTTTATTCAATATTAGAGTATATTTTAATGGTGTTGGAAATCAATTTGTATTTCAAAGTAGTGCCCCATTTACACTCGATTTTACAAAACCCGAAGTATATAATTCATGCAATCAGCCTGTCTATTCTCAGTATGCAAATTGGGGATTAGGATTTTATTTAGGATTCAATAAAGAAGTATATATCGCAAGTAACTCAAATATTCCCATATTTCCATGGGACCCTTATGCCCCTACAACAGGTTATTTTATTGTAGCACCAAATAGGGCATATTTAAAAGGGGAAACAAGTATATATCTAGAAGTGGCCTCCTACAATAGCATAGATGAACTTCAACCCTACAGTATGTACAGTACACAACAGTGTAATGCTAAAAATGGAGGAAAACACTATTCAGCCTTTGCTAAAATACCATTAAATGTTTTCTTATTCGGCGAAGCCTATAATAATTATTTTTTTAGTGAACCTCCTTTAGAACGACTTCAAAAATTAAAGTTTAAAATTAGATATCATGACGGTAGACTTGTAGATTTTGGTATACAGCCCTTTAGCTTTAACATTGAGATTAATTACTTAAGAAACGAGTTTAAACGAAATGTAACCTACCATACCCAACCTGTATTTTCACCATAATTCTAAAAAAATTGAAGATAAGATTCTGAACGTATGTAAATGCAAAACCATGGCAGCAATGAACGACGAACTCAACAACCTAGTTAATGACCTTGCTGGGATTGACCTTGCTGGGATACCTCCACCGCCGCCACTCATGAGACATAATGCGTCATTTGGACCCGAGATTCAGGTAGAACTGCCTCATAATTTTCCTCCTGATATAAGTGGCGGATTGTCAATAGAGTACAGGAATGATGGCGTCCATCTGTACCTTGGACACCTCAACGGTCATGTTGCGACATTCGCATGTCGCAACACCTATACTGACCATGTAGGTTCTCGGGTTTGGATAGAACAATATGTAAATGGTCAATGGCGCAAGACTGTCATTTTCAACGAGTTGCCTGCACTTGCGCCTGCGCCAGTGCATGACCAAATGCAAGAACCAATGGCTGGATAATCATCTCTAACCCAATTTATTTTTTATCAATCTAGTTCATAAAAAAATTGAAGATAAGATTCTGAACGTAGAATAAGTAAATGCAAAACCATGGCTGGAAGACAAGACAATAATGCTGGCTGGGTTAATTACTACATAGTCAACCCAGCCAACGACCCCGAAGAAGACGTCAATCAAGTCTTCAATGACAACGAACCCCCACCACCACCACCCCTGATGAGACAGAATGCGACATCTGGACCCCGTATTCGAACAGTGATGAATCACAATTTGCCACCTATTATACGTGGATCAGGCTTGTCAGTATTTAGGGACGGTCACCATGTGAACATTGGAACAATCACTGGCAATGTTGCGACGTTCAACTGTTATGGAACCTATACTCAAGCGGTAGAACAGGTTTGGGTACAACAACCTGAAAATGGTCAATGGTACATGACTGTCATTTGCAACAGATTGCCTGCACTAGCGCCGGCACCAGTGCCTGCACCAGTGCACAACCAAATGCAAGAACCAATGGCTGGATAATCATGTCCACACCAATTTATTTTTTATCAAAAGCCGAAGAGTGCCTTCTGGTGAGTTCTAGACCTATTGCGAACATCCTTTAGAACGACTTTAAAAATTGAAGTTATGTTCTTGAATGTATACTAAGTGAAGAAACCTACGAGAATTCATCATGCAACCTCTGAAAGATGGTGTGGAAGAGAGGTTAGACCAAATGACTTGTATGAAGACGAAACGCCTTTCCGCAAAACTTTTGGAAATAGATAAGTCCTTTAACATGAAGGACATCGAAGGAAAATATTGTGGATATTATGACAATACAACTTATACATTTTCCTTCACCAAGAATGGTTATGCTATCTACAAGAAGGGTGGCATTATCATCACGTCATTAACCGACCAAGAATACACGGTGTATAATGAGAAACTCTTCGTTGTCAAGCCAGACCAGTTCCCAGAGCCCAAGGATGACCTTGATGTCATGAAGGGGTGTGAATCTATTCCTGATGGCCTTGATGGATTTGAATTAACGCCCTTGAAGTAATCATGCCCAAACCAATTTATTTTTTATCATCTATAGATATAAAATATATATCTATAGTATATGCGAAGATGCCCAAATGGAACACGTCGTAAGAATGGTATATGTGTTTCCAAAACAAAGTCATCACGATGTAAAAGGGGGTCTAGACGTAAGAATGGACAATGTATTCAGCGTAATACCATGGGACGTCATACCATGGAAACTCCCTTTATTCAGCAGTACGAAACCAAGTTTGAACGATTTTAGACTATATCAGTTGTAGATAGCTATTCAAAAAATTTAAAAATAATAAAGCACTGGCTACACATGATAAATTAAAATATAAGCTTTTAGTTATATATTGTGCTCGCAAATCAGCTACACCTCCTTCTAGCGATAATAAGAAAAACAGGATAGATAATATAAAGAGTGATAAGGATTGAATGATATCCGTATACTTTGTTTTTTTCTCTATTAACAGTCCGAGTAGATATACACTTGTTACTGCAATCAATCCACTTGCACCAATACTTCTGTCTAGATAAGTTCCTTTTGCAAGTTCTTCTTGATAGTTGTTGTAGGTATCAACCCGAGATAAAAAGTGTGTAAGAAATCCATTGAATACAAGAAGATATAAAATAGGTATATGTATGCGTATACTTTTATCATAAATATAGCTGTAATACATGGCTACAGTAATCATGATACTAATCAATACTATCGATGGTTTAGACACAATGTTGTAATAATATTGATGAACATTTTTTAAAACATGTGGAGTTGTATATTCTACGGCTACATATCCTTGAAAGTCTACATTATCTATCACTATAGAGTAGGCCTGTTTTTGAACTAATTGCTGTTTATCTGGGTCATTCCATAAATATTTCAACTCATGTGTATAATATAGGGTTTGTATAGGTTTATCTCCTTGTGTATCTAAATACATGATTCTGTTTTCAAATAGCTCAATGGAGGTTACTGTTTTAGAATCTAACCCAATGTATTGCGGCTTTGGATGCACTCTACAAATGAATGTTTTATCTTTAATATACTCATAAGAAACTAAACTATAAGGTGAATCTAAGGTGTGCCGATTGTTATAGTCTTGCCATTCTTGCATGGACATATGCTTTAACATGTCTACACGTTCATGAAGTATAGAGGTAGCATAAGACGAATCTTTGATGGGAATATCTACTAACTTATCTACTGGGTTTAAAGATATGTTCCAATAGACTATTCCTTGAAGAATAAGAACAATAATATAAATATATAGTATATTACGTGGGCTACTCATATATAAAGAATATAATAAAATGTAATTGTATGGAATGTCCTCATGGTTCGCGACGGAGTAAATCAGGACATTGTGTAAAACGATGTCCTAAAGGAACCCGTAAAAAAAAGGGGGAGTGTGTACCAAGAGAACCCATGATATTTTGTCCTCCTGGATTTCATCAAAGTAATGGTAAATGTATACGTAAAAAATGTCCAGATGGAACCATACGGAAAAAAGGAGTATGTATTACTCCGGATAAATGTAAACCTGGTGAATATAAAAATCATTTAGGACGATGCGTAAAAGATTTAAACTTTTCTAACATAGAGAATGATTTAACAGCTACCTTACGACGTATTGAAGAAAATCCTACATTATCTAAACAGCTTAAAGAAGCCATTCAAAAATACGAAAAAGATATCATTATGATTTCGCGCGATTATACCCTTCCATAAGATAATAGTTCTTCTTCGGAACAAGTAAGATAATCTTTACAGTTTCGTAATGAAATAAATGGTTTACCTGGTATATCTAAATAAGGACCATATTTACCTTTACGAACCGAGGCTCCTCCAGATAAGACACGAAGATGTATTTGTTGTATCACATACTCATAGGTAAGCGTAGATTCATATTTAGGTAAAATATGTTTTAAACTTCGAGTGTTATCTCCCCATATAGCATACAGTCCATAGGACCCACGTGTAAGATACAGTGGCTTTTGTTCGTATTCTCCTAAATATCGTCCTCGTGGTAATTTGGTATCTTCTAATGCATATTCCTGAATGGTATCTGCAGTAATTTCGGGTTTTACCTTCCAGGTAGTTCCGTCTTGATGTTCAACTACATGTCGTTCTACTAGATACGTATGTTCTGCATCCAACGGAACCATGGCTATGGATAAGGTAGACTCCTTGCATAATTGATAACAGTCTTTACATACTGTAGACCACTCCATGTCGCCCTTGGCAATGGCATCTAGGTAGGATTCCATAGTAGAGGTATACTCGTACGAAAATTGCTGCAATGGCTGTAAGAACTCTATAACCTGTTTACCTAATGGTTGGAGAACAAATCCTTTTTTTGAAGTTCCAAATTCTTTTTCAACCATTGTTTTAGTACACGTCGTTTCTACGGTATATTCTGGAAGTGTTACTTTGGCGGTATCCCGTGATACCAATTGAACATATCCCTTTTCTTGAATTTTTTCTACTAACGAGGCATAGGTCGATGGACGGCCGATTCCGTACGATTCCATTTTGTGTATCAATCCTATTTCAGTTAATAGTGTACTTCGTGTGAGATGTAAACGGCTTACTAATTTATGTAAACATACTTCTTTTTTTAGATGAGATAAATATGTAAAATAAGATTCTGTTTTTTTACATCCTTTCCATCCAGCCTCCCGTATTTCTTCGTGACGATAATGAAAATCATCGATAGAAGCATGCAAGACATCTACTTTACAGGCGGTCATACCACTCTCTATTGTGTGTTGAAAAATACGGTCATATAATTTCTTTTCATCGCCGTCCAACGAAACCCGTCCAAGTGAGGTTGGATGTATCGCTTCATGGGCCCCACGATGTGGAGGTAAGGTTCCAACAGATTCACCATGTACCTCTTGAATGTAGTCTAGTAATTTCTTACTAAATTCTTGACTATAGGTTTTACTATCGGTTCGCATATAGGTGATATATCCCTGTTCATACAAGGATTGGGCTACTTTCATGGTTAACGTAGGGCTCATACCGCTTATCTGTTGCAAATGAACCGTAGTTAAGGGTAGCGGTGCCGCATATACTTTTTGTACAGGCGGATGCAGTATAAGTTCATAGGTAGATTTTCGTGTCTCTAGGAAAGGTTCAATCTCTTCTGGAGTATGTAATTTGGCATGAACAAAGGGTATTTTTTTATTTGTAAAATACCCAGTTGTTTCATAGGATATCACATCTGGAGTAACACTATGGTCATACACCATGCGTAAACATGGTGTTTGACACCGTCCTGCTGATAATTTAGGGCCTATTTGTTTCCACAATAAAGGACTTACAGTAAACCCTACATGAAAGTCCATTAACTGTCTGGCTTGCTGGGCATGCACCCAATTCATATTCAACTGCCCAAGATTACCCATGGCGCGTTGGATGGCTTCTTTGGTAATTTCATGAAAACGTATACGCGGTGTTGTCAACGGTAATTTTAACAATCTACATACATGATACGCAATACCTTCTCCTTCACGGTCATCATCCGTTGCAAGTATGAAGTCTTTATATCCTTTTACTTTTGATTTTAAAGCACGAGCCTGGGTGGTATAGGCGTAATGAGGTTTCATGGTGGGGTCTATTCCTTTTTTCACGTCGATTTCGCATATATGTCCACAGGTAGCAATACATGTATAACCAGAGCCGAGATAGGATTCTATCTTTTTACATTTAGAAGGTGATTCTACAATGACAATCATATACCTAGATAAGAAGATATCTTTATAGGTATTTCCAAATATCATAGTCGTTAAATTTAGGGCGGGTATATAAAGGAGGTTTTAAAAGCAGGTAAGGATATACATTGGTTTCAAGCCGCTGTAATAGTTTCGTTTCATGTGGAGGAAGGTCGCAAGATTTCATATCTTGAATGTATTTTTGTAGAATCATGCTCATATGATAATTATTGTATTTTAACTCTTGAATATCTTTATCCATGTATACGGTTAAAACTTTATTTGTATATTATTATTTAGTTGTATCTTTAATTCTTCTTTCGGATATCTTAATATATTCGTGGTTGATATCAAATCCAATATATTGCCGATTTGCATGGATGCATGCAATCGCTGTTGTACCACTCCCAATGAAGGGGTCTAGAACAACGGCATTCTCTTGTGTAAACAATCGTAAAAGATGTCCTATCAAATGTAGAGGTTTTACAGTTAGATGGGTATTGTAATCCTCTTTTTCAAGTTTGGTTGGTTTAGATATGAGAAACACTTTATCCATGGTTTCATCTATTGTATCCGTAGTAACAATGTTAGACGGGAAATAGCCCTCTCCAGTTTTGACCGACGTATTCATAAGTCCTGTTCCGTACAGTTGAAAATTATCAATGTATCTACCTTCAATTGGCTTTACTGCAAAACAAATAGGTTCAATGGCAGGCTTCAATTGCGGAGTTTTCCAATTGTGACATGCTTCCTTTAAATCCTTTTTTTGTGTATCTGTTAATTTTTTGTCCTTGTCGATGATATGGTTTTGTGAAAAGGCTTTCACTTGTGATTGTGTGTATATCCACCCAAGCATGTCTCTTATTTCAAATCCTGCATCTTCTACCGCGGTGGCCATAGCGTGATATAGCCGTGGACTACTAAAGGATATAAAGGCTCCTCCTGGTTTCAGGATTCTATATATTTCACTTGATACTTTAGTATAGAACTCTTTAAACTGTGCAGATTGTTTGCGGTCAAACTTCATGCCTTTAGGCAGATTTCCAACAAGCACGGAAGAGCCCTTGCGGTCTAGTGTTTCTTTGTTCCAAGTATCACCAAGACCATGTAAAAAATACGGCGGGTCGGTACATACCATATCGATTGAATTGTCAGGGAGGCTTTTCATTCTTTCAATACATTCTCCATGAGATACGGTATTGAGTAATTCATCCATATGATTGCCATATGAATGATTCTTTAAACCCTTGATGAAGTACATCTGTACTCTTTAAAAGTATTTAAAGAACGTGATTAATATATTAAATATGATATATGGGCAATTTTTTTAGTTTATTTAGTTCAGAACCAGAATACATTAAAGTTTGTAAGAAAAGATACCCTCGTCCATGGTTTGATGACGAATACTTAAAGAAAGCACGAGACATCAACAGAACGATTTGTGAAGCAAGTATACGTCCTCCAGCAACTGCTCCGGAAACTACTCCGGAAACTGCCCCGGAAACTGCTCCGGAAACTGCTCCAGCAGCTCCAGCAACTGCTCAAAGTGGTCCTACTACACCTATTGACAAGCCCCGCACCCGCACCTCCCTTAAATCACACCGCGATAAGACTGAAATCGCCGCCAAGGAGTCCGCCGCCAACAAGGCCGCCGCCAACAAGTCCCACCTCGCCGAGCAGTCCAGGCGTGATAAGGAGGTCCAGGACCTCCGTGACGCCGCCCTCGCCGCCGCCGGACGCGCCCAGCATTCTAAAATTAATAGTGCCTTCGCCAACCCCGCAGCTCAACCCGCAGCTCAACCCGCCAAACCCGCAGCTCAACCCGCAGCTCAACCCCCCGAACCCCCACCATATCCTGGGTGTCCGTCGTCCGGTATTGAACCTAATATACCGCCGTATGACAATTTGAAATTATCAAAAAATATGGAGCTACTAGAGAAGTATAAAAAAAAATATAGACAAAAATCACTGATATTTCACCCTGATAAAAATATAAAATGTAACGATATCACAACTTTATCAGGAAAAATTTTACGGGGGAAATGGCAGGAGTTAACTAAGTGGAATGAATGGATTGAAAAAAGCATTGATAGTATCACGAGAAGTGGCGGGAGAAGTGCCAGGGGTACTCGCAACAAAAGACGAACCCAAACATCTCGACGAAAAAAAAGAATGCATTTTAAATAAATTTAGGGCGGTTCTTCTGGAAACTTACACCTGAAATAATATACATTATATACTATTTATTTTTATAAACTATTATTTTTATAAAAATGGGTGAGATTTATAAAAAAATCACGGAAGGATAGGTCAAGATACTAAGACCAATCGGTAAAAATAAAGGGTCTTTATAATTTGCATAAATCCATGTAAAACAGAATGTAAATGAATCCTTGTATAACACGAATTGGTTCTAAAATAAATCCATAATCCACCTGCTAGGATAGATATATACACTTTATGTACATACGATACATCATTATTGCACAAGAAATCTTACCTTTTAACATAGGTATTAAAATAACTTGTTAATACTCCTTGTAGTAATGCAAATGTACACATTACCCCCACTATTTTTATAAAATCTTTTTTATTTGGTAGTTCGAGTTTTGTTGCGTTATTACTGAATCTACCAATGTTATAGTGAATCATATTCTCAAAAAGGTTGACGAATATATACACGAAAAAAGAGACAGCAATGATATGGAAGCTCGTGCCTGAAAGAATATACATATAATACAGGGTATATTATTATGCATCAACTATTTTTATAAAACAATGGTTTATAAAAAGGATACATCAACAAGATACTAAGACCAATCGGTAAAAATAAAGGGTCTTTATAATTCGCATAAATCCATGTACATACAAATAAAACAGGAAAAATAGAATGAGAAGGAATCATGGTATAACATGCATCGGTTCTAAAATATATCCATAGTCCACCCGCTAGGATAGATAGATACACTTTATGTACATAGGATAAATAATTATCCAATATCATAGTATATGTTTACACAATTATATCTAGACACTACCAACCCAGAAGTATCGTATACCACCTTTTTTCAATGGGATATCCTACATCGCATCTTCATCAGTACTCTTGTCCATGTATTCATGTACATTCTTGCTATTCAACTATTTGCATATGCTGTATCCTACTCCATATCTCCATCCATGGTACGACGATGTGTCGTCGTTCTTATGGTGGTTATGTTAGGAGGATTTATGGCTAGATTTTGGCACGCTAAAGAGATTTATGCCACATACAATGACCTGTACCAAACACGGCAACATATGAATCAACAATACATCTCTTGGATTTTTATGTCTTAAAGATAGCAGAATGTATCCAATTGAAGTTGTTTATATTCTTTCCATCCAATGATTTTTGCCTCCTTAAATATGGGCTTAGATTGCTCCGATACTTCATCCAATTGTTTCATTTCTTGTAGTTTACTGTCAATGTAGATTTCTTTAAGTATTTTTCCAACTAAATAACTGCCTTCGTGTTGGTCTACTTCTCCCTTTTCAATTTTGGATAGTATATCCAACAATTGATACAAAATAGGCAAACTGATTTGGTCTTTGATTATCTTATTGTAAATGTCAAAAAAATGATAAAACAAAAAACTACATTCTTTCATACATAACTCTTCAAATGCTGGTTTATTTTCTGCGAATAACCCTGCGTGTTCTTGTTTCAAACGTAAAAGAGTTTCAATACTAGTATGAATGTCTTTGCTCTGATTCAGTTCACGTATCTGACTGGTTTGGTCATCTACCTTATGCGCCTCAATCATCTTTTTTAGTTGATACGTGTCGTGGTCGGTAAGCACCATACCTTATACATATATAAATCCTTTTATATTCTAATTATATGACAAATGGGCAATCCTTATAGGAAAGTACACGCCTAACGGATACACCAGAACAACATTAATATTTTTGCCGTAAATGTCATTTTCATCAACTATATCTTGTGTAATTGTTAGGATTGTAATTCTTTATGAATTTCATTTTTAATGAATGAGAGTTCTCGATGATTCAAGTTATTTTTAACTCAAAAAATTGAACAGCTTCATTTAGTTCATATAAATATGCAATATAGCTTGGATACAATCATGAGCGTTCAACCCCATAAAGTTAAGTCTCTTGTTGAGTTATGCACATATGCTCTAGCAATACAATTGTTACTTGGCAAGAGAGAGCTGAAGCGTGCTACAAGTAACGCAAAAAAGGCTCTTGAACGTCGCGCTAATTACCCAACTAGGCGTGAGTACCTTGAAAATGAAATTACGGCAAAGAAAAAAGAACTTAAGGAACTAGAACAACAGTTGGTTGATCTAACTCAATCACACGACAAAGCTGCTTGTGAAATAGTTGACGCAGTTAAAGAACGCGATGAGCTATCTTTATCCGTCACGTTTTTAGAGGAAAACCCAGATGTGGTGGCTGCAGCTGAAGCAATCTGTAAGAATGCTGATGAACAGCACCGACAGAATCTACGTACACGTGACGATGCTTTAAAAAACTTCGAGAATAAAGTCTATGAATACAAAGCATTTCAAACAGAGAATTCAAAGAACCGACAATATCCTAATAATCTTGCAGCTATTCGCAACAAAACTGAGGTTTTATCTGAAGATAAACTCCGATTAATTCAGCAGTTCGACTTAACAGTTGTTAACTCGGAATTAGAGGTTGAGAAACCACTAGCGTTTGATGACGGTGTTTGGCTTGAAAGTACAGAGTTATACTATAGAAATATTGTTGCAGCTCTTAAAGATTGCAAAAATAAAGCAAACGAACACCTCGAGAAGTGTATTATAATCGTAAATGCAGGCGTTCCATTCTCAAAGTTTGGAAGTAGTTGAAATGATGATGTACTTTCAAGTTTCGCAGTAGAGGTGATATACCTTCTCTATCATTTTTTTAGCTGATATGTGTCGGTAACTACCTTACATAAGAATCTTTTTATATTCTAATTGTATGACACTTCCACCACAAAAACTAGTAGGAACCGGTAATCCTTATAAGGAAGTGCAAGCCCAACGGGTACAGCAGAACAACGTCAACAATTACAAGGGAGGTACATCCGCAACTGTAACTACTAAGGGTAATCCTGCCATGTCTAGTGCCGCTACAACTGCTTTAAATGCGGGCGTCATTGCAAGTAATAAACGTGGAGGAACGCGAAAACGGCGTAAACGCCGACGAACACGTAAAAATATATAGTGTATTATATGGATTTTGTGCAACCACCTTCTGTACAACCTACATCTTATTTTGTTGTTAAATGTATTATAATTGTATTGATTCTAGGGTTTTTTCTATATGAGTTCCGCCAACCACTACAAGATATATCTTCTTTTTTTACGTCTCTACGACAACTTCTACTACTTTCGGCAACCCCTGCGAAAACAACTGAAACACCTCAAAAAATATCTAAAAAAATAGCTCAAAAACCCACATATAAACCAATACCTCAGCCGACGATTCCTGATACTCAATCCCCGAAACGATTTTGTTATGTTGGAAATTGGAAGGGAGTACGTACGTGTTATAAATTGACCAATCAGGTGGAGTGTGCTTCTCAACAATTGTATGATACAGAAGAACATTGTGAACATCCAGAATTAAGATAAAATAAAATCTTGTATAAACTCATTGGTTTTTAATAATTTATAATTTGGATTTCCAAGTTGATAATAAGTTCTAGCACTTTGATTAAACTCAATTAAGGCTGTTTGTGTTCGAATACCCCCCGAAGTAATTGGAAAATGAATGCCCGTATTTGATTTGTAATTTACATTTTGAATCAATTCAACTTGATTTTGAATAGGAATAAAAATAAGTTCACTATTTGTACGCACTTTTGGTAATAGCGTAACAAGCATAGCATTAAAATCGGCAAGCACGTTGGATTCTAAAAAGGTTTCAATATAGGCAATACTTTCTATATTCAATCCAATCAACATTCCAAATTTAATTGAATTTGCTCCTCCATAAATGTCCCAACTTTGAGGTTGAACAATAACAAATTCTGGATAAAATATAGTAGACCCATTTTTATAGTATTGCTCTTTGGATACAACAGGCAATAATGTATTTCCCCAATAGGAAGCAGTCCCATTAGGGAATAATTCTTTGATTTTAGTTGCATAAGAACATCCTATATTTTTAACAACATTAATGAACTGTGCATTTTGTGTCTGAAATCGTCGTTGTCCAAACTGACCTAAAAAGCCCATGCTATTAAATACCTTCATATCTACATTTACTAAATTTAATACAGTATAAACAATAGAATAATTTCTTACAAGAGACACGTCTTTATCTTGTTCATACTTCCATTTTTTATTATTTTCATTATAAACATATCGCTTTTTATATTGAGATAAAGGAACATTTTGAAGAAGATTTGGTCTTGGAAAATGATATAAACTACGTATACGAGATATTTCTTGTTGTAATTGAGATAATGTAAAATTAGGTAATGGATTATAGAGTTGTACTAAAATATCATAAATGTCCTGTGGAACATAATATACCACTCCTCCTATACGAATATGGGTTTTTGGTACATTACGGGTAAGGTTGGAGTTGGTCATGGTGGTAAATGCTGCAATCTCATTACGTTTGAATTGCTCTGCTAGTATACCTGGACCATTGTTGTCTTGTGTACGTTCTTGAACACGCTGTTTGAGTTTAGCTGAAATCAAACATAGACCCGGTTTACAACAGGACTCGCGCCCACTTGATTCAGACCGTGTCCATAACCGAGGAGGGTCAGTACTAGTAGATGAAAATAAATCGTAAAATTGTAATGAATTGCAAGGTTGTCTTGGTAAGGTCATATATAACCCATTTAAAAATAATTATTAAGGAAACTTAAGTATCATTGTAATACATCCATCCTTTACGAGTTCATTTCCGTTTGCACGAATAACCTCCAATAGACTTAGCAATTTACTTGGGTTACCTAATGGAAGCACTGGGGAGGAAATCATCCATACCAAAGCTTCATTATCCGTTCCAGACATGGTATCGCAAAATATATAGTTATAACAACTATATATTTGTTTGAGATACTCACATAAATTATGAATGTTGGAATAGTTTACACGAAGAATCACTCCCTTGTGGTTTAGTACTTTAATAGTAATGTACCTTTCTATTTGTTCTGTCATGTAATACATACGTTCAGGAATCTTCATGCTTACAGATTCAAGCATAACTTCCCAGATACAAAATACTTGCGATGGTAACATACGAATGTAGCAGATTTTTCCAAGAACATGAAGTATAGAACGAATACCATCTTCTGTCTGGCTTTCATGTGCATAAATAATAAGGTGAATGGGGTCCATCGAGTCTGTTGATAGTATAGTCAATAGAACTATTTCAATTTTTAAGGCATATAATCTGGTGGATTTGCCATATAGGGTTGTCCTCCTTCTCCTTGAAAATACCACCGCATGGATAAATACGAAGGGAAAATACTCATGGCGTTGCCCGAGGTTTGTAATTTCATGGATGGTCCCTTATCTACCAAGGCTTGTATTTCTCCAGGTTGAAGTGCATGACTAAAATATTGCAAGGATGAAATGTAGCCATTAAATCCTCCATTCATGGCAACGTACACGTCTCCATAATTTTGTTTTGGAACATCACCTAATACGTGGCGTTTTGCAATGGTTCCGTTCATGTAGACGTCTAGATTTTCTCCTTCTACTCGCAATGCTACATGAAACCATTTATTCATAGGCAAATTAGGAATAATAACACGTTCATTGATAGAAGAATAGGTATTCATAATGACAACAAGGTCATTGGTATTAGGTGCAATGTACAATCCAGGACCATTGTTGGGAAAATTGAGTCCAGCCTCAGTTCCGTCAAACTGAATATTATCATTTCCTTTATAAAAAATAGTTTTGTATTTACCCATACCATATTGAAGATCGGCAATATACAACCATACGGACCAACTAAAGGTGATACCGCCTGATTGGTCTTGAGAACGTTCAATTGGTATTGAACCGGGCATACTTGCATTGGTTGAAATGATACGTTGTTCTTCGGCATTTATCATTCCTTTAATCAATACAGGATCAGTAGTCGATGATGCTGATGTAAAATATTTACTACCCATACTAAATAAAACAACCATTACAATAATTACCAATAAAACAAATCCTATTTTTACCACAATATTATCTGTAAATTCACTCATGCTATAGGATGAGATTATATTATGTATCATGAATCATGAAAAAAACCAACTGTATCTGTCATACATGTTTGAATTTTTCATGGTCGTTGTTTTGTTTAGCATATTGTCCACAAGGCCCGCAGTGGATAAGTCTATTTTACGATTTAGTTGTACATCACTATGTTTAATTGTCCTAACGGGTTTGGTAATTCCTTCGCATTTAGCATGTTTATGAACTTCATACAGTTGTAGATATGTTTATATCGTAACACTTGCTACTGTATCGCTTCCTTTCATGAAGTTCAACTGGATTTTATATTTAGAGATAAAAGAAGCAAACATATTTCCCCCAGGACCTGACCGGTAGACATTCCATGCTTGTTGTGGGTTGAGTGCTGATGTCCAAAACTTGAAATTGGAAGTGCTTCCTGAAAACCCTCCTCTAGGATTTAAATAAATATTATCTTTTGGATTAATGGCTGGAACACCTGGCATGACACAAGTTCGTACTAGTTTTCCATTGATATAAATGTCAAGAGACCGACCATTTACGCAAATGATAAGATTGGTCCACTGCTGAAGAGGAACATTGTCTACCCCGCATTTAAAAGGGGTACTTCCAGCGGTATTTCCAGTAGACATGGTAAGTATAGATACTTGAAGATTATTTTCTACTGCCCCTAAAGTTACTGCAGGACACCCAACAAATCCACGAGAAAAGAGTATTTTTTCACTACCAAACTTATAGGACCAATCTTGTATATTAAACCAAATACTATAAGAAAAGTTAGTAGACCCTTCTTCATACTGTGGCAAGGTATCGTACTTAATGACACTTGCGGTTTTACCATCACTATAAGCATTTAATGTTTTTTGATTTGTAAAAATGCTAGATATAACCGACACCAAAAATAAAAAGACAATGATGATAGATATAATAGTAAGGATACCCATTATAGTATTAGTTAATATAAAATTTTAATTTTTTCATAGCTCAATTCTCTTACCTTGGAAATATCGTAATTATTTTTATATAGTAGTAAGCTAATTAGTCAACGACCATTTCCCTGTTTTATAGTAATGCTTTACATGAAGCAATAATTTTATAGCAATTAGGATGGCTATCATCGTATAGATACTTATCATAGTATAATTTAAGATAATTTTTTAATTTTGTCATAGCTCAATGCCTCAGTAAATACTCTTACATTGGATATATCGCCTATAATTCCATCGGTTGCTCCCATGGTTATGGTAGAGGTGGTCAAGTAAGGTATCACATTTTGTTTGGTTTGAACTAATTTTCCATTATAAAAAATATCTACTATACCATGGTCATACCCAATATACATATGAAACCACATTTGTAAAGGAACTTCCACATCACACATCACACGTACAGTGCCATCTTGTTGTTTCATAGTAATGCGTAAAGTATTTAAAGAAGCATTATAAGCCACTCGTGGAATTTCACCATAATTTAACACCGTAGTAAATACAGTGGAAGCAGCCGACCGGTCTGGTGGTTGAGGTTCAAGACGTAATGCAAAAGATAGTCCATAAACATAACTAGACTGTGTGTTTATACTTCCAGTTAACGTAGATAAGGATAGAGTATCTTCTTGAATAGAAGTACCTTGATTGATTTCAATACGATATTTTGTATTTAACTTGAAAATAATATATAACTCGACCAGTATTGCACCCCATACTATTGCGGAGGTTGTTGCCATATTATGTTTAATTCCTGTAAGAATCCATATCCAAAAGAGTTGAATACGTGTTTGAAGAGATGGGGGTATAAGTTTATATAGAAATAAAAGTCCTGTGAATGCTATTCCGCCAAGGAGAAGTCCTAGTAGAATATGCCACGTCCACGGTTGCATAAAAAGGTGCCATACTAGCACTATGATTGTAAGTAATAATCCAATACCAAGACCTCCACCAATGCAATACATGCCAATTTGTTCTAACTGACTAAAGGGTATTCCTTCATAAAAAAAATAACTACCTGCAAATAAAAAACAAAGAAGACCCATCCATATGGTTTGTACAAGTGCTACATTGACCGAATCTAATGAAAAGGCACGATATACAAAGAAGGAGCCTGCCGTTAGTATGAGGTCTAGTATACCTATGGCTATCGCATTTGTACTTAGTATCCTATATAGATTAGGTTCAACCTGATAGAGTATATAAAAAATCAAAGGAAATAATAAGAATACCCCGAATATACTTAAGATGACTTTACTTTGCAACAGTTTATCTGGAATGGCTTGAAACCATGAAAGAATGGACTGAATGAACGATGTTGATACAATCCATGTATAGATATAGTTTCCAACATAGACTCCTCCTAATAGAACGGATAACATTCCATAATAAGATAATGTACTCCATACACGGTCCAAAATACCAATGGAATAAGATATCAATCCAGCTAATCCAATAAAACTGACTTGTAGAATAACTGCCCCCGATTGAATATCGAAAAAACTAGTTTTCCCCAAATGTTGTTTATAAAGTATGGATACAAGGATAGAACCAAGTAAAATGGGAAGCATGACCCATACCCGATTTATCATCGTATAGACAACCATGGCAAGTATATATCCAGAGTTTACCCAATCTGTCCACATATATTAGAGGAATGAAAAAGAATTATTTATCTACGGTATATACAATCTTATTTGTTTTTAAACAAAAGAGTAAAAACTGAATATCCTTTTCGGGTAATTCTCCTAGTATTATCATTTGCATCTGCGAATGAGTTGATACTTGTTCATTTGTCCACGTATTTACCTCTGTAAATTCACCTCGACATTCAAAGGTATGGTGCGGAACTGTAATTTCCATACGTACTGTAAATCCATTCATAATCACCATCGGGCGTCGTTTTCTATAATGCAATCCAATCAACAGAAGTAACATAAACTTACTAAAATCACGCGATATCATAGGCACATTCACATACAAGGGTCCTAAAGAGGGGTCATTCAAATCCGTACTTCCATAATAGGCTTCTAAGTCATAAAACATTCCTACAAATTTGGGCAATTGATGCGTCACGTACGACGTAAATAATTCACTAAACCCACGATGCGATAAAAAACGCATTACATTAATGGGTAACAATAACCTGTGATGATATTTTTTTGGCAATACACTATATCTTATCGCCATGTTTTTAGGTAGTTTAGACATCTCTTTAGGATAAACCAATAGTTCCGCTGGCTCTGTTCCGCGTGTAGGATTCATCCATTTATGTAGAGTTAAATAGTCTTTCAGAATCTCAACCACGGATTTATTGGCGTATTCTTGATAAAATCCATATTCTTGTTCTAGAGAAGGAACCTTTTTTCCTTGAGTATAATGCATCCAATATATCTTTGTATCATAATGATAGAATGAAGAACGTGTCGTTTCTGATTCTAAAAGCGAAATTATGCCTGCAGTTTGTTGCTTGAATACACTTTCCAACAATGGAACTATCTTATCTTTCACAGGTTCAACGTATGAAAAATCTTCTTTTAAGATAGAAGCAACCACTGGATTTCCTCCGCGGTATCCTTGCCCTATGATATAGAATACAGAACGATGGGTAAGAATGTAAGGTGATTTATAACTGTCTACACTATCAAATGACGTAGACATCCAATAATAAAATTGGGTTAATAAATTAATTCGTTTGGTTGAGGTCTTAAATATAAAACTTCCTCCTACTTTCAAATGACGCATTCCTATTACAAAAGAATTCGTCATCAATTCATCGTCCTTGTTCTTTTTATTTTTTAAATCCATATTTAAACACCCTGTAATGATAAGGTCGTACTGAATAGGAAGCTGAATGGTATCTTTTAGAATATCGTGATAGTACAAGGTGTAGCCTGGAAGGTCATAAATAAACTTCATTCCACCTTTCTCAGGACTTAAGGTAATTCCAGAACCCTTCGCAGTCTTTAAGTAGTACTGTAAATAATTATCATAATCACCAGGAGAGCAACAAATGTCCAACCACGTTTTAACCTTCTTTAAAATAGGATAAGCACTAGCAATCTCATTGATTAAAAGGGCATATTCAAAGTTTGCTTTGGAGGTAGTCGATTCATATTCATATAAATATCCTAAGTGGTTGGCTCTTCCTAATTTATCTTTCATCTTTTCTAATTGAAAGTATGACTTATTCTTAGATTGAATTAAATATTTTTCCATATACTATTCAAATATTTATTTGTTAAAGGTTTCATGTCTTACACAATGTAGTCATTTCATCTGAATCCATTCTATTGGGTTTCATATAAAAATTGAAGTACAGTATATCACCCACCAAGAATAACTATCATGCAGCCATTTCACCTAAATACTACTCCTTCCTATATTAATAACAACTCCAATATTCTACGCAGGTTATACGTAGACATGGTCAACGTGCCCGATTTTGTCCTACATAACGGACAACTAACGATATCCAGTGGTATAATTGAAATTTTGCTTACCCTTCAGGATAACACGTTGTGTTTTCAGCTTACAAATGATAACGTAGAGGTGGAACTATCGTGGAATGACGACAGGTCTTTTTGGGAACAAACAATGTATTTCGATGAGGACGTTCCTGCTAAACAGTTCCTTAATAGCTTTTGGAGAAACGTCATGGATGTATTGCGTTAAATCTCAAACAACTATTTTGTAGAAGCATAGGTTTTATTCATAACTTCATGCTATAGCATATCAATTACTTATATCTATAATTACAGGTAAATGATCAGATGCATCTGTGTATAATATTTGTGGGGTTATATTCATTATATTTTTTGTAAATATATAATCAGTTTGCATTTTGCTCCACACTGTTATGTTTATATGTAAAGAATCGGTTGCAGATTTAAAGTTTTCTTTATATAACATACTGATAACATTATTATTCAAAGTATAGCGATTATTATTAAATACAAACTTTAATATATCTTTTTTATCATCCTTATCCTCGTATTGATGTATATCTGTGGTATTAAAATCTCCTAATATTATTATTTTTTTATTTTTATATTTTGTATGATTTAATAAATGAATAATATGTTTTATTTGTTTTTTTCTTTCTTGTTCAGAACAAACATCTAAATGAACACAAATAATGATGTAATTTAAATACTCAAGTAAAATATAACACCTCGTTTCTTTAGTCCCTGTTGTTGTGCCACTAACAAAACATGTTTTTTCGCTTTTATCAAATGTAAAGTTTGTAGGAGTTATTTGGTCTATGTATTTTTGTTTAATGCATATCATATTTCCATATATACCACCAAACCATGTAGGTAATGTGTTACAAAAAAGTGTATAATATCCCATAGTATTTAATGTATGTATAACATGTTCAGTATTGATTATGTTATTAGCTACCTTATATTTAATTCCAAAAATAACTTCTTGAAGACATAATATATCTGCATTGATATATTTTATATCACTTATAATTTTTTTCAATGTATTATTGTCGAAGGCATCTGTCCAATAACGTATGTTGTATGTAGCAACTCTTAAATCATCTTTTTTCTTATGATTCAAAAAATATTGTTTTGAATGAATAAACTCTATATACTGTTGTTTTAGTACACTCATATATAATGAGTATACTAAAACAAGAAAGGGCATATTGAATCTTCAAGACTGAACCTAGAAAGACTTCTCTTTTATAATACGAAATGGATTCGTGTAGACTTCAAATTAAAAATTCTCAATCGTTGTTTTTTTACCATGACAATTTCTACACAAGGCAATTAAATTAGAAATATGATTAGAACCCCCATCGGCAAGTCGTACTTTGTGGTCAATTTCATACCAAGCATCCAGCTGTATATGGCATGTTCCACATTTCCAACTTTGAGAAGCCGCTACATACTTCTTTTTGGTTCCACTTACACTCCGACTTGTTGCTTTAGTACCCGATGTCATCATGCGCTGCTGAGGTGGTAAATAAATAGGTTTATTCACTTTCAACATATCTTTTACAGTAGTATTCATGGGCATGTAATGTATTATCCCTTGCAAATGCTCTAACATATTTCTGGATTCCAATGGGTTTTGTTTAAAAAACCAATATAAAGAAAACAATCCAAACACAATCCCTGCTGTTTTTGCATACTTTTTATAGCTGTACAGTTTTTTAGTATAGATTCCGTCCTTCATTGTATCCATAATAAAAAAGGCAACGGAGCCTATCAATAGTAATTCTAATTTCATATAAAATATACAATGATATATAATAAATTGAAATACTTCTATTTTTATATTTTTACACTACAATGAACTTTTTACAATATCCGCGGATTGAACACGATTATCATCTTACACAATGTAGTCAACGGTATGGTTGTTGCATGTATGCCGTAAATCTACAACTATATCCTTATGGAGAATGTACGAATAAGAGATGTGAACGTAAAGAAGCACATGCCTTTACAAACACCTGTTATAGTGCCTCTCCTCGCCTTCTATGCGGTAGTATCTCAGGGCATCTACGACCAAGTAATGAATGGTATGTATCCTATGAGCATGGCTTATTCAAAATGAATTATATCTTTATCAATAAGTTATGTCAACAAGAAATGAATCAAATAGACATGCTTACGTACCGTGGGGCATTACGACGTGTATGGAGGTCTCCTATCTATATTGTCTGTATGTCAAGACCCTTGTATAGTCCTACACCGTGTAGATATTGTTTTACAAGAAGTAAAACTACGTATAAAGAAGACATGATAGCTACTGCCACTACTATTGTTCATAACTATTGGAAAGGAACTCCTCTACCCTTTCTTTCAAGTAATAAAATGAATAATATACTTGCAACTCTACCTGCACGGTCCGCTGTTGTGCTTTTAAAAAAATCATATGTTCTTCTAAAAATCGCTTATTTTGCACAACAACAAATTCTTAAGGCTTATTCATGTAGAGTCCTTTACTCCATTGTACCCGAAGATATCTATAAGTACATTATTTCCTATTTAATTCCTCACAATACATTTCATAAAGAATTAAAACGATTTCATCTTATTCACCGATGTCTAGAGCAAGCACAACAACCTCAGGTGTATCCATGGAGGTTTTATTCTCTATCCTAGATTTTTATAAAAATTAAGAGAACTTCGTATGGATTCATAGACTGCACATCTTTGCACGGAGACCGCCCAGAATTGCAGCTCCTCCGCATTCTTTGCATCTGCTTCGTCGGCGTTGGTGCTCACAGATAGAACCTCCTCCACATTCTTTGCACTGGCTTCGTTGGCGGTTGTGCTCACAGATAGAACTTCCTCCGCAGTCTTTGCAGTGGCTTCGTAGGCGTTTGTGCTCACAGATAGAAACTCCTCCGCAGTCTTTGCACCTGCTTCGTCGGCGTTGGTGCTCACAGATAGAACTTCCTCCACAGTCTTTGCACTGGTTTCGTTGGCGTTTGTGCTCACAGATAGAATCTCCTCCGCAGTCTTTGCATGTGCTTCGTATGCGTTTGTGCTCACAGATAGAACTTCCTCCGCAGTCTTTGCACCTGCTTTGTCTGCGTTGGTGCCCGCATAATTTGCGCTTTATGGACGCCATAGCGCCAATCATGCAACTATGTTAGGATTCATAAATATACTTCAATTTTTAATTATACGCTTAAAAAATATTCATACATAAATATATAAAACTCAGTATGTTTCCCGCTGTTCATTGCAGTCCCAGTCGCGGTCCTTACGTTTATCATTACGTTTAATATCGCGAACACAAATAGGACATAACTCAGCCCGTCTCACAAAGCATTCATTGCATAGGATACAGTTGCACATGTCCATAACCTTCTTACCATCTTTTTTGCAGAAAATACACTGCTTCTTTTCGAACTCCATCTTTAATTTGTATTCTTCATTCTATTTTAAATCAATTTTATGTAAAAAGAGTATTTATAAAAAACGGATACTGAAACATTTGGCCTGCGAACGCTATGCAGTGATTAAAAATATAACTATACTATATGAAATTACCTTGTATAATTAAACCTATATTATTTTTATCTTTCATTTGTTTGTTAATTATGTTGTTTGGAATGAAAATAAATGTATTATTTGGTGGACATACAAATTGCTTTATTTGCACAAAAATAAATTATAATGGGTTTTTAACAAATTGGACTGTATCCCATTTTATTGTATTTGCTATTGCAGGATATTTATGTCCAACCTATAGTTATACAATTTTTGCTATTGGAATTTTGTGGGAATTATTTGAATTATTTTTAGAATACAATTCAAGAACAAACAATAAAGGATTTATATGTAAAAACCTTATGCATTCTCGTTGTGATACTAAAACAACATCAAAAAAAGATTTCTGGGAACATTATATAGGATATGATGATAAAAAAATGCGTTTATATTGGACTAGCGGAGGTTTAAATGGAGCTCTTTTAGATATTTTATTTGATGGCATAGGAATTTATGTAGGGAGATATTTAGCAACTGTATAATTGCACAATCCGATTGTAAAAGGGTGCATCTCATTTGCATAGATATTTTCATGATACGTATTCTATATTGTTTTCACTACATATTTTACTATTATATAGTAAAAATAAAGGGTGTTTATGATATAATAGTAGTATATAGTATGAAAACGTTGTTATTGTTACAGATGGAAGACCGAAAGGGAAGGCTTTTAAGCAAGTTTCTTCAATACAATAAACAAATATGTACTGAAAACAATATAAAATACGTGTTCCTTGAAAAATCTACGTTTCATGCACCTCCTTATTGGCAAAAAATATTTGAGCTGGAACAATGTATGAAAAACAATCCCACGATTGAGTATATCATGTGGTTAGATAGTGATGCGTTTTTATACAAGTTCTCTGTATTAAAAATGCAAGATTTTTTGGAGAAACATCAAGATAGTTCTATGATTATTACTAGAGATATGCCTCCATGGCCATCCCAATTTAATGCTGGAGCATTTATTGTGAAAAACAATACGATAGGTAGAAATATGATAAAAGAGTGGATAGCAACCTATAATCCAAATAACTGGACGTATCATGATTCAAAATGGACAACTGAATCCAAATGGGCAGGGGAAGATTATGAACAAGGTGCTTTTGTAAAATATATACTACCAAAGTACAGGAAGCATATTGTTAAGGTACATTATTCTTTTCTAAATAATCATTTATGTAACCTAAATACAACAATATCCGTTCATTTGGCAGGTTTTCATAAACGCAATAAGTCGCGGGTGAACCGATGCATTCGAACATTTACAAGAAAACGATTTAAAAAGAAGTTATAAGGACTATAGTTTAATTATACTTTTTATCTTTTAACTCTGTATCTTTCATATCATTAAAGTCATACATTTGAAAATATTTCAGGGTTCGAACGTTGTCAAATTTTTTGTTCAAGACATCTCCTCTTGTCATTTTAACATTTTTATAAAATTCCCATGACTGAATACGGTAATGGTTTAGTTGTAAATAATGTGTTTCTAACAACGTTTCATCTACCAATGTAAAAAAGATATCGTAATCCTTGTTGTTTGAAAAAGATTGATGCAACTCCTCGACAACAGACTTGTGATTACTAATCTTTTTGAGATGTGCTCCACGACTAATTGTTTTAATTTCAATGACACGTTCCGATAAATTGGTATGTGTACCGGATTCAGGGAATTGTTTTCGATGAACAAAATTTTGTAAGACACTAACGGGTTGCTCCTTAAATCCAGACGAGCCGAATAATTTCCATGGAATTTGTATTTGATATACATCTTTATTTACTGTAGCTAGATACTCTTTGATGGTGTTGTATCCATTACGAGCATAGATGAACTCGTCCAAGTCTACCACAATGACCCAGTCAAACTTCTTGGCTTCAGATAACCATTGGTTGTAGAGTTCAATTTGGGCATTTTTCTTGGTGCTTTCTATCAAGAATACCTGTTTGGAATGCAAATAAGGTTCTAATATAGGTCTGTAATTGTCGGTGCTATCGTTGTCAATCAACAAAAATGTGTCAACGCCTTCATGCACATAATGTTCTAACCACTCTTTCAGTATATGACTCTCATTTTTAAACATGGCAATTAATGCAATATTCATTTAAATATGTATTATATTATAAAATTGAACCTATTGAGATTTATATAGTATGTTGTAAATTTTGTTGTTTTTCCTATTTGTATGGCATCAAGACAGTAGACCATTGTGGAGGAACAATTCTCACCAAGAAAGCCAAACGAGCATTTATTGACAAACATAGCATATATCAATGCACTGTATGCCTATGAACAGTTTACAGCTGAAGACCGTAAATATATGAAACTATGATTCTTATGGGAACTAGGAATAGTTGTGTTACATGGAAATCATGTTTAATCTATAAAAACGAACATACATAGTTACATGTAGTTTAGTCAAGATAGATGTAATGGATATTTTCACCCCCTTTACCAAAACTACACGAACCAATGTATTCGTACAGTTACAATAAAACGATTTAAAAAGAAGTTACTATGGCTAGAGTTTAATTATACTTTTTATCTTTTAACTCTGTGTCTTTCATATCCTTATAGTCGTGTATTTGAAAATATTTTCGTGTTCTACTATTTTTAAATTTTTTTAAAGCGCTATCTCCTCTTGTCATTTTAACCTTTTTATAAAATTCCCACGACTGAATTCGGTAATGATTTATATGTAAATAGTGCGTTTCTAATAATGTTTCATCTATCAAGGTAAAAAATATATCATAATCCTTATTGTTTGGAAAAGCTTGATGTAAATCGGTGACAACAGAGTTATGTACATTCATCTTTTGGAGATGTGAACCCCGACTAATTGTTTTGAGGTTAGTGAGACGTTCCTGTTGATTGGTATGTGTACCAGATTCAGGGAATTTTTTTCGGTAAACAAAGTTTTGTATCACACTAACGGGTTGCTCCTTAAATCCAGACGAGCCAAATAATTTCCATGGAATTTGTATTTGATACACCTCTTTATTCACTGTAGCTAGATACTCTTTGATGGTGTTGAATCCATTACGCGCATAGATAAACTCGTCCAAGTCTACCACAATGACCCAGTCAAACTTCTTTGCTTCAGATAACCATCGGTTATAGAGTTCAACCTGGGCATTTTTCTTTTTACTTTTTTTCAAGAATACTTGATTCGACTGCAAATAAGGTTCGAGTATAGGTCTGTAATTGTCGGTGCTATCGTTGTCAATCAACAAAAAGGTGTCCACACCTTCACGTAAATAATGTTCTAGCCACTCTTTCAGTACGTGACTCTCATTTTTAAACATGGCAACTACACCAATCTTCATATAAATAATGATTAGAACATTATTCAAAAAAATAGTATGAACATAATTTACAGTAGATATTTATGTCAGTTCGCCTTAGGCTGCTTATCACGAAGCACACGTTTTTTACAAAGGGGGCATTCATCGCAAGCTTTGCTTGTGAAGCATGTACCACATACCGTATGAAGGCATGCCAACACCTTCGTATCCCCAATTTTCTTCGGGAAATTGCATTTAGGACAATCTTCGGTTTCGCAATCCATGTTTAAGTCGTATTTTTATATGTCAGTTTAGTTTAAATTCATTTTCAATTTTATTATACTTAAAAGTGTTTTTAAACCACGAATATCGCATTTATAATAAAATTGAAACTGGTTAAACTCTATCGACTCTGTAAAGCTATCATGTTACAAAAGTTATTGTTTTTCCTATTTCTATGGGCAGTTCTAGGTCGATTATTTATATGCCAAATGTTATTCATAGGCATATTTATATGGCATCAAGAATTCAAGACAGTAGTAGAAAAAGGACTATATTGTGGAGGAACAATTCTCACCAAGAAAGCCAAATGCGCATTTATTGACAAACATAGCACACTTCCATGCAAGGCATGTATTCATGCCCATGAACATTTGACAAATGAAAACCGTAAAATATATGAAGCCATTTATATTCCTGACCTCGCGGATCTTGTTATGGGAACTAAGAATAGTTGTGCAGTATGGAGTAAATAATTTTTAATTTATAAAAATTGAAGATAAATAGTTTACATGTAAGTAGGCAAGATGGACATAGATGACGACTCACACGGCGGACCGTGCAACGTAACGCGGTTTTTCTGGCAATTTGTAGGAGATGTTCTCATTGACCCAAATTATCGCACATTACCTCCGTATTTAACTATGGAAAAGATTGTGCAATTACGTCAGCGTATAATGATAGATTTTAGAATATTTGACATACATCCTAAAGTCTTATTTGAATTTGACACACAGTATAACGGAACCTATGATTCGAACTATTTAATATTTGATACTGTTCATGACATGATATTTATGTTACGAGATTTATTTGTATTCATTCAAGATGGCCGTGGACAAACCTTAACTGTATTGATTCAACACATCACGGAGTGGATTGAAATGGACAGTCTAGAAAGTATGTTGCAAAGTACTAGTATTTCATAAAGGGTAGTTTAATGGTTTGAATGGACAACTTGTTACGTGAAAGATGATAAATGAAGGCAAGAATCATAAGAATAAATAAGGTAATCACCAAGCTATATTTATTTTTTAAATATCTCTGAAGGCGTGTATGTTTTGGAATATAGAGTTCATTCATCTTTGTATAATGTTCGGTTAAGGTGAATTGTGGTTTATCTAACATCTGGTTGATTTGATTGTGTATAAAATACATCCATTTTATAAAATCTTCTTTGGTATCTAAATAAGGTTCAACTGGGAATTTTTCGGTGAGTTTAATAAATTGACTTGCCATCTGTTTATTGGGTATCATATCTGGAAGATGTTGTATGAAACGATAATGTATTTTACGCTGCATAGCTGTAGGATAGGTGGGATAATTGAATGCCATGGTATGAAGAAAAAACCAATAGTGTGGTCCCCAAAGAGTTGGATCCATATTTACTATTTACATATAAAAACATTACATGTCTACACTATAATGGCCTATTGCAACAATTGTGGAAAATCATGGCATACCTATAAATATTGTAAACTCCCTATTACTAGCATTGGGGTTATTTTAGTAAGGTACAATCAAGGCATTTGTGAATATTTGTTAATTTGTCGAAAAAAATCATTGGGGTATGTTGATTTTTTAAGAGGAAGATATACATTGCATTCTCAAGCCTACATTTTAAATCTATTGGACGAAATGACACTTGGTGAAAAACACGATTTACTTACATGTGAGTTTGATGACTTATGGCGAAAATTATGGGGAATAACTACGGATTCTTTTGTTCATGAAGAATGTTCTTCAAGAGATAAGTTTAACCAACTTCGTAAAGAAGTTCTTCCACAACTGATTCATGAAAGCACTACGTCTTGGACTACGCCTGAATGGGGATTTCCTAAAGGACGTAGAAATGTAGGTGAAAATGATGTCATGTGTGCATTGCGTGAGTTTCAAGAAGAAACAGGATATGACATGAATAGCATTGACTTAATCAAAAATATTATCCCCTACGAAGAGACATTTATTGGGTCAAACTACAAAAAATATAGACATAAATATTTTGTAGCCCTTGTACCGTACCATGTACAACCAACACAGCCCTTTCAAGAACATGAAGTCAGTGATATGAAATGGCTTACCTTAGAACAAGCCTTGGAACAAATTCGTCCTTACAATACGGAAAAGAAGGAAACCTTAGAACAGGTAGACCGTATGTTACAGTCCTATATACTTGTATAAATACGATACTCTTGTATGAATAATATATTGAACTAATACATGTCAGAGAGTACATTACTTGAATTAGAATCCAATCAGCGCGATTCTATCCTTCATCGCCCTTATTTATATCCTCAGCACGATGATGCACAATTCAATATATCTATTGCTGAAAAGAAAGAGTTTCAAGATACACAATACAATGGTTCTATCTATCCTGTGAAAGAACGTGCGGAAGAGTTATGTAATACGAAATTAGAATTGGCCCCTTATCAAATGTTTGTTCGTAATTTTTTATCCAATCAAACCCCTTACAATGGATTGTTGTTGTACCATGGAGTAGGCACAGGTAAAACATGTTCGGCAATTACCATGTGTGAAGAATATAGAGATTACATGAAACAACTACGTATTTCAAAACGAATTCTCATTGTTGCTAACGTAAATGTCCAGGAAAACTACCGTACACAATTGTTTGATGAAACCAAATTGGTGTTGGTCAATGATGTATGGACACTGCCTACTGGATGCATTGGGGATAAGTTCTTGCGCGAAATTAACCCCATGAGTATGCCTGGTATACCTCGCCAAGTTATGATTCGCAAGATTAAAAACTTAATCAACCATGCTTATGAATTTGTTGCCTATATCAGCTTTGGTACAATGTTACAAGATAAATTAGACCGTTCTGATGAATTACAATCTACACGCATCATTGAATTAGAATATGGCAATCGTTTCATTGTCATTGATGAAGTTCAAAACATCAAGAACCGTGAGGATGCAGGGCAATATGAACGCACAGCCAACAGTATCCTTCGGGTTACACGTATGACCACGATGAAATTGTTGTTGTTGTCGGCTACCCCCATGTACAATTCACCCGACGAAATCATATGGATTTTGAATATTCTAAATCAAAACGATAAACGAGCCATTCTAGATAAATCCGATATATTTGATAGTAATAACAACTTAAAGGTAGAAAATGGAAAAGAAATTGGAAAAGAATTACTCATTCGTAAAGCAACAGGGTATATATCCTATGTACGTGGTGAAAATCCGTATACCTTCCCCTATCGCATTTATCCAATCATTTTTGCAAAACACCATGATATTCATTCTATAGAATATCCCAAGTATGAACCCCATGGCATAAAAATAACGGCTCCTATTCAGCATCTAAGTCTTTATATGGTTAAAATGAAAGAATACCAGAGAACCAAGTATCTAGAGTATGTGAAGAACTTAAAAAGCATAACCATTACGGATGTGGGTGTTCCTATTCAATTGTTGAATATCGTCTATCCAGAGTTATATGACAATACGTCAATTCATGAATTGAATGGTGACCAAGGATTATCACAGACCATGATAGTAGATGTTCGTAATGGACGTCAGTTTTACACCTATAAACCAGCCATTCTACGAAAATATGGCGAAATCTTTTCACCGACTAAAATAGCAAGATATAGTACTAAAATTAGTACCATTTGTGACCATGTTCGTAAGTCTAAAGGAATTGTTCTTATTTATTCGCGATACATTGGTTCTGGATGTATTCCTATGGCGTTTGCATTAGAAGCCATGGGATTTACACGGTACAAAGATACGCCCCTATTAGACCATAAACACCCTAAAATTGGAGCATTAACGATGAAAGAAGATGACCTACCAACTGCAAAATATTTATTGATTTGTGGTCTAAAAGAGGTATCTACGGAGCGTCTGTCGGATATTAAAGATTTAACTGACATTGAAAATAAACATGGGGCTAACATTAAAGTCGTTATTATTACTGCTTCTGCATCAGAGGGAATAGACCTTAAGAATATACGACAGATTCATATCATGGACCCTTGGCATCATTTAAATAGAATTGAACAAACCATTGGTCGTGGTATTCGTGAATGTAGTCATAAAAACTTACCATTTGAAGAACGAAATTGTGAAATCTATTTGTATGCTACTGACAATGGCACATCACGTGAATCTATGGATTTACACATGTATAGAACTTCCGAGTTAAAAGCAATACAGATTGGCAAAGTATCGCGGGTTCTTAAGGAGACTGCTGTAGATTGTTTGTTGAATCATGAACAGTTTAACTTTACCGAGAAGAACATGGACCAAACTGTTACACAAATACTTTCTTCAGGTATGAAAATTGAGTATGCCATTGGGGATAAAGCCTATACTTACAATTGTGACTATATGGCAGATTGTATTTACTCATGTACTCCAAACAAGACACTTACAGAGCCGACCTTAGATACCTACACGGATACGTTCATAATGATGAATATGACCAAACTACTAGAAAAAATAAAAGAATTGTTTAAAATGAATTATGTATATAAAAAAGACGACCTTTTTCGTGCCTTGAACTTAATACGCAAGTATCCTACTTCACAAGTTTATGCAGCCTTAGACCAATTGTTAAACGACCATAATGAGTACATCTATGACATGTGCAATCGTAAAGGACACATGATTAATATTGGCGAGTATTACATGTACAATCCAATTGAACTGCCCAATGACAATTTAACCATGTTTGAACGAAAAGTACCCATAGATTATAAACGCCGTTCTGTTTCCATCTCTATTCCGTCTAAAATCATTTCCTTAGATATAAAAACAAATGAGGTTCATCCTATTTTGGAACAATTAGAAAAGAAATATGAAGTAGCCATTCAAGAATCCGAAGATGTAATTCGCGGAGTTAAAGACTGGTATAAACTTGCCAGTGTTGCCATTACGAATGTAGCCAAACATGAAAAAATTTCAAGGTCAGTCCTATTTCCTTATGTCATTCATCATATCCTAGAAGAATTGGACATAGACCAGTGCATGGTACTCTTAAACCAGGTATATCTAAATGAACTCAATGAATTTTCTACAAAAATAAAGGAATATTTTGATGAAAAACAAATTCAAACAGGGTATTCTACATGTATTGTCTTATGGAATGTCAAAGATATTGTACGTCTTGTATTGACCGCGGATGGATGGGTTCCTTCTTCTCCTCAAGATGATATTCAAATCAACCAAGTACTAGCTACACGTATCTACCCGCTAGAATCTTTCGGTAAAATTGTAGGGGGTATCGTCAATATCAAACAAGACCGATTGTTCAAGTTTACAAATACAGACATTGAAGGACTTAAAGGAAATTGTTGTTACCAATCCGCCAAAGATGATATTTTAGAGCGTATCAATAAAGTACAAGGATATAAGTATACCAAAGAAAATACAAAGGGAATCAATACCATTCAGCTGTGCATTGAGCAAGAACTTTATTTACGCTATTACAATCGTAAAGATAAGATTTTATGGTTGGACCCTGTAGAAGCTATTTTAAACAATCAAAATGTAATAAAATTGATTTAAATGACATTATAGTAGCTATACCATACATGGACGCCGTCTATACTCCTTCGAGATTGCTTAAAAAACTAACCATATCTATTCAACATGTTCAAAAAGACATGACCCCTGTATTTCAAGACATTCTTAAAAAGATGGAAGGACAATGCTGTGAAGAAGGGTTTGTAGAACCAGAGTCTGTTCAAATCGATTCTTATTCTGCAGGAACAATTCAAGGCACCAACGTTATCTTTGACGTTGTTATTCTATGCAACCTAGCCTATCCATCTGCAGGACAACTCTATGAAGCTAAAGTAGAGAACATTACCAAAGCAGGTCTCAAATGTCGGCTGGACCGTTCTGTATCTCCTTTTACCATTTTCATTGCACGTGACCATCATTATAACCATGAAAAGTTTGTCGATGTGAAAGAAGGAGACATTCTTATTATCAAAGTCCTTGGACAACGATTTGTTCTTCACGATGAAACGATTGGAGTCATTGCTACCTTACAAGAACTAAAGTCATCTAAAAAGGATTTAAACCCCTAGTTATATCTTATTCCATATGAATCTTCAAAAGATAAAAGATAAGATTGAAGCCTATCCTAAGAATTATCAAGTTGAAATTGGAAAGCTATTGCTTGAAAATAAAATCAATTTAAATGAAAATCAAAACGGGATGTTTGTAAATCTAAGTCAATTGCCCGAAGATATACTTAATAAAATAGTAGCCTTCATGAATTATGCAGATGCACAAGAAATGACCTTGAACACCGTTGAACATACAAAGGACGGGCTTAAAGATATCTATTTCAATAATTATAATGATTGAGCGTCTATCAAGATTTGTTTTGAATGAAACGAATATTGAATTAAATTGTATTTTTTTACACGACAAACCTCTTTTGCCTAAAAAGGATCCTCCAACAACAAGTTTGTTTTGGTGTATCTATCAATTGGTACATCCTTACAGTATCAACCCCGGATTTCAAGAAGAACAATCCTTTAAATTTTCATCTATTGAACAAATGCGCAAGGTCTATAAACAATACCGTTTAAAAATCAATGACCTAGAACAGTCAATGCTTTCAGTGCCGAATCGTGAATGTATTGAACTCTTATGTGCTCTCTATCACTTGAATGTCGTCGTGGTGTATGAAACCTATTATTATGAATATACAGGCCACGGTGAAGGACCCTTGCATTACATTTACAAACCAGGTGATTATTACATTGGGGACCCCGTAGATTTAAGTAAGAAATTATCCGTAGACCCTATGAAACCTCTCTATGCCGTATCTCATTATACCCTAGCACAATTGAAAGAGATGGGCGAAAAAATGGGTATTTCCGGTACAACTAAACTAGATATCTATAGTAAACTAAAAACACATCTTCTTTAATTGTAGAAAATTGATTTAATATTAATTTGTATATACTATATATCATGACATTTACGGAGATTATTCAATCCTATCTCAAGGAGAAGGAGAAGCACAAACAATGTGAATTAGAAGTACGATTTGGACGGAATCCGCCCAAGCCGATGCGATTTAAACCGTTGTCACGAATTGATTATAATCATGTGATACAGCATTTGTTATCCATGGGATTTACCTGCACAAGTATGCAGGGTGAAGATTTACTGCGTATTGGTGTTCAGGGATACCGAAACATTCGTGTAGAAATGGAAGGTATGAATACTATACAGAGGTATTGTAGAAACAATGAGTTACATACACAAAAGTTTATTATGAAAGAGCCTATTACACGCCTAGATGTTCCCGAATATAGATTACAAGCGTCTCTTAGTGAAGAACGACCTTTAGATAGCAAAAGTCCTGAAGTGAAAGCACTCACGGCTGAATGGGATAAGGTTCGTAAATCATTTCGGTATATCAACCGTATTCGTTTACAAAAAGAAGGTAACCCCATGTATGTAGACTGCAGTATTGTAAAAATGTCTTCTCAAAAAGATTTTCGCACGGTCTATACTTCGTCGATTCAAGAATCCAACGTATTTTCTAATCCTGAAGCCTATGAAATAGAAGTAGAAGTGGACCCTAAATCAGATACCATGGACATCAAGCGTCAATTGAATGAAGTCATTAAATATGTATTGGGCGGATTACAACAATCCATGTTTCCTATTTCGTATGTAGAAATGGAAACCATACGCCAAGAGTATTTAGGCGTGATTGATGATAAGAAACGACGATTCATTGGACCAAGTCAAGTCACACTCCAGATTAGCAATCTATTGGAAAATACCGGCGAAATTAGTGTGCGACAAAACTATACCGTTACGGCCAAAGCAGATGGTGAGCGAAAATTATTATACATATCTTCAAGTGGCAGAGCTTATTTTATTAAATCGTCCAATTTATTGATAGAGTTTACGGGCATGCTCACGGAAGTGAAAGAGTTCTTCTTTACAATTGCGGATGGAGAACACATTCTACATGATAAGCATGGACAATTCTTGAACTTATACGCCATGTTTGATATTTACTTTATCCAAAAAGTAGATGTTCGTTTGCACGAGTTCATTAATACAACCCAAAAACCCGGAACGTATCGCCATCAAGAATTGGTCTCCTTCTTTAAGAAGTTGAAGCCTACTTCTGTAGTCAAAACATCTAAACCCCTTTTAAAACTGCAAGTAAAAGACTTTTTTCCTACGAGCGACAGTATAAATATCTTTCAAGTGTGTACTATTGTATTGGACCGTTCTAATGAGTATATATACAATACGGATGGTCTTATTTTCACTCCAACCAATTATGGCGTAGGTAAATCTCCAAAGAAAAGTGAGGGGTCACGATGGGACATGAACTTCAAATGGAAACCATCCCAGTTTAACACGGTAGATTTCTTGATAGAAGTTGAAAAAGTGGATGGTAAAGAAAAGATTGTCAATAGTTTTGCTATGGACGATTCCTATAAAACATTATTGCTTAAAGTTGGCTTTAATCCTAAAGATAGTATGATGAACCCGTGTCAATACATGCTAGATGATACAGTTCCAATGCCTACAGATGAGACATACAAGGCAGTACAATTCTTTCCATCGGATGGTTCTCCAGGCCAAGTATGTAAAATCCCTTTGCGTCGTGATAAAAACAACGAGTATCAAATGTTTACGGAATCCGGTGAAGTATTTCACGATAATATGGTGGTTGAATTTAGATACGATAACGTATGGATTCCTTTGAGAGTTCGCTGGGATAAAACCGTACAATTGTTAGAGTCTGTTCCTGGAACCGTCACGTTTGGAAATGATTATAAAACGGCAGATTCCAATTGGAATAGCATTCATCATCCCGTGGATGAACGGATGTTACGGACAGGACAAAATATACCCGAAATGTCGGATACCTATTACGTGCAAACAACCGACCGTAAAAAAAGAGGCTCTCTTCAAGCATTTCACAATTTATTTGTAAAAAAAGTACTTATTACTTCCGTCACTAAAGTGGGCGATACTCTTATTGACCTTTCCGTTGGAAAGGGTGGTGACCTAAGTAAATGGTTACATGCTAAACCATCCTTTGTCTTTGGAATTGACCTTTCACGTGAAGGTATTGAAGGATTTACAGACGGGGCATGTAAACGATATATGGAAGAAAAGATAAAGTCCATTGTGCCCATCTTTGATGCCCTTTTCGTGGTAGGTGATAGTTCTAAGAATCTTCGTTCAGGAGATGCCGTTGAAGATAAATATCGGTCAACTCTTCGTGCCATCTTTGGAGAAGGGACGAAAACAAACTTACCCAAGGGTGTGCTAAAACAGTATGGGGTAGGCGAACACGGATTTCAAGTAACAAGTATGCAATTTGCAATGCATTATATGTTTGAATCTAGCGAAAAACTGCAAGGATTTATTCGTAATCTATGCGAATGTACCCGAGTAGGAGGATATTTTATCGGAACCTGCTACGATGGTAATAGAGTATTTAAACTACTCGAAACTAAAAAACTAGATGACCGTGTTTACTTTGGAGAAGAAGATACCATATGTGAAATTATTAAGTTGTATACTGAAACCGAGTTTAAAGCCGACGAAACTTCTCTTGGATATAAAATAAATGTATTTCAAAATACAATTGGACAATACATTCAAGAATATTTAGTGAACTTTGAATACTTTCAACGATTGATGGAAAATTATGGGTTTATTGTATTGCCAGAAGAAGAAGCACATGACATGGGCTTAACTACAGGATTGACAGGGTTTAGCGAAATGTTTCGATTGATGAAACACCAGATAGACACTGGGGTAGCCCATGCAAGTGACTTTGGTCAGGCACCTTTCCTCAATAGCGAAGAGAGACGTCTCTCTTTCTTAAACAATTACTTTATATTCAAAAAAATACGCGAGGTTGACACAATTGGACAAGTTCCAAAAGCAGTAAAAGTAAAAAAAGGTAAAAAAATTACAATTGCTTAATCTCCTTCAATGAAATACACGGGAAATGAACATGGCTTTCCCATAGATATGTACAATAGGACCATTCCAATGAAAAATCATTGGAATACCAGTTATCGTTTATTTTTTTTTGAACCTCTTTCGGTAGATATCCCAAATAGGCTCGTGGCATAACATACGCTAATAATTGCGAACTTGTTAATGGACTGGATGGAGAATAGACCATCTTTATATCTACAAAATAAGTACACATATCTTTAAGAAGTGGGGCATAACTATAAGGATAATACATGTCCCAGTGCTTACACCCTGACATATAATAATCCATATTCCATGTCATCATCTCTAGGTATTGATAAACTACCTTCTTTTTAAATTCAGGAGTTGGTTCACTATGAAATAAACGATGGTAATATCTATCTTCCCAATAAGCTTCGTAGGGATTAATGTAGATTTCAACCTCTCGCCTTCTCCTAGGAATGTCTTGTATATCTGTACCAGGCTTCTTACGCATCCTGTCGTTTTCTTGAAAACGCTTTTGTTCGTGCACACTTAACGCTTGTATCAAGATACGAACGTTGTTCCATTGTATCGAACCATCATAGAGACAGGTTCCTTTTTTAAATAGTTTATTATATGTATCTAACAATACATCCATGCCATTCAATCGTAATTGTAATGACGGAAAGTGTGGCATAAAATCATTGCCTAAGAATAGAGTAATAAAAACATAATCCTGTATACTCATGGTTTCTTCAATGATACTCCGTAATAGAGACAAATCCAACAACAAAAGTCCATCTTGATGAGAAGTAACCTTTATAAAATCAGGGGCTTCACGCATCAATTCAATGTGCAATGGCTGCAACATACCCAATAAAATGAGGTCCGCATCTAACCCATAAATAATGATGGACTCGTCTTTAAGTCCTCGCAAATAATTCATTATTTTATGCTCACCTTCACCCGGCTCTTGTGACGTAGATACAATACAGTCTTTCCCCTGAAAATAGGCGGTAACATGGGCATCTAGTTGATGCATAAACTCTGTTCCAGGAGTAATCTGCACCGTATCCCATGTTACTGTATCTTGCATCAATTGATGAAGTACCCATCCCTTGTATCTGCGTTCACGCTGTTGATGTGCTTTAGCCAATGGAGGAACACCATCAAAGGAAATGTACGTACCCTTTTGCGGTTTAACAAACTGAATGTAACTATCGATTTTCTTGCATACTCCTTGAATAATCGTTTCATGAGTAGGATGTTCCAAGGAATGAACTACATCATAAATAATAGAATTACTATCTAAACACAATCTGTCTACTGGAGTTGTAAGACGCTTCACAATACGCTTATGATGTTTGATAAGATACGAAAAATAACTGGGAATACCCATCCTTGTATAAGGATATACAACTCTTTAAGTCAATACATCTTTTTTTATAGATATAGTATAGTATGGAGGCATTCAATTCATTAAAAAAGTATACAAGTCGATACAATCGTAGGTTAGGTATTGAAAATACATATGCAAATTATGAACCTAAATTAAACAAAGATATCCCTCATTTAGATATAACCGCCTACCGCATGTTTCCAGACTATCAGTTTGTCTATGATAAACTATTCATTGCTAATTCACAAAATATAAAAGCGGGCGATTTGCGCGAATTACATACCATTAAGCCTGCCTATCCTTTTTTTATTAAGCCCCGATATGGCCATAAAACCTCTAGCAGCAAAGATTGTTATAAAATAAGTTCACAACAAGAATTAGTTTCTCATTTACATAAAAATGAAATGATGTGGTCAGAGTTTATAAATGCACGAGAAGGAATGACGGATTTTGTACTTATAAATGGAGAGATTGTCTATCAACTTACGTATAAATATTCTAAGAAACAGAATGGATTTGCAGATGATTGGAAATACATCTCTCCGGATACACAACCTCCTCCTGAAATTGTATCTTGGGTAAAACGCTATATGATTGGATACACGGGTGCTCTTAATGTACAATATAGGTCCACTATCATCATTGAAGTAGGATTACGATTTGCACGTGGTGGCATATACATTGAAAGTACAGGAAATCCTCTTTTAGTTCGTACAATCAATGACATGTGGATTCATAAAACATGGAATCAACGAAATCAAGATAAACTGAAGTTTGAACCCTATTATAGTTTTAAATGTTGGAGTCCATTACCCGTAGTGTATTTATTACCACATCATATTATCTATGGATTTTTAAAACGACAAGGTGTTCTTCCTTTACATGATTATTATTTTGAACCAACAGGTACTCATAGTTGTATCTTTTATCAATTTTTACATAAAGATTTTAAAAAAGGTATGCAGGCTAAAAAACAACTAGAACGCACTGTCATTGCCATGAATATCATTATTCTTACTATGGTCATAGTCGGCATCTTAGGTATTTTTATTTCACCAAGTTATGGATATGGTATTTTATTAGGAGCATCTCTACTTTGGATAACCAGCCTTATCAACCCACTTTCTATCCTTATCAAACAAATGAAGCATCAACAACAATTTTTTATGTAAAGAGTCGACGCATATTGTCCACTTCTGGGCGATGTGTGGGTGGAAGAAATAGCATGGCACCAAAGGAGTTGCGACAACGAATAGAATAGGTTTGTTGTAACTTACCACGTCCTACTCGTCCCATGGCTTGTATTAATTTTTCTTGGGTCATACTTTCTAGGTCTTTACCTAAATAAGCATGACAGAACTGATAATTTGTTCCATAAATATAATCAGTATCTGCCAATATCATATACAATCGTTGCTGACTTGCCATTTCTTTCATAATTTCCATATACTTACTATGTTGCGGAGCAAAGATACCAACTCCCATCATCATGAGCAATTTCCAACTCTCTTCCACATCTAATGCCATAACCTTTTCATGTGTAGCCATATCTACCGAAGAGGTAAATGCAGGTGTGGTGACTTTGTATTTATCCAAATGTTCCGTTGTATTTGGAATATATACATCTGGAAGAACAATTGTTTTTATTTGTCCTCTCAACATTTCTATTTTCTGTTGTAGCATTTTAACTTCCGGATTAAACCGTTGGTCTAACATCTTTTTATCTTTGTCTTGGTCCGTATTTTTATCTTCAACATCCTTTTCAATTGCCTCTATTTTTTTAGACAATTGCGTATTATGTTCCAAGTTTTGCATTAAATTTTTCATCAAAATAGGCGGTATATTTGCCGTTTTCAAACAAAAGGTACCAATCGTGGAAACAAGAGAGGTAAGATAAATGGTAGGACCATCCGTTAGCGTCCATGCATCCTCAGTAGTAATACGAAGAGTAGAGTCATACACCTTGGTACGTCTAGATTCTTTATATATCGTTTCCCAATTATCTAGGCGCTTTAATACAAGTAAATAATACGTTTTGATAGATAGAATAGTATACTCATTCAATGTAAAATAATCTTCCAATGGAATAGGTAAGGCTAGGGAAGAAAGAAACCGTATAATTTCGTTTAAATCCATATAGCGCAGCAGTGTCTTGTGTGCAAGAACATGCTGAATACATCCATTTAATTTTTCTTTTGTATCGCAATGATAATGAGGTAATTCAACTTCATTCTCAGCATTTAATACACGAATTGTCTTTTTAGCATCATAGGAAGAAATACTGGTTACTTCACACGAGATAAATCTACTTTTCATGTCTTGAATCATGGGTATAAGGTCATCTTCACACGGAAGAGTTGCCGAAGATAATACAATATTAGGTATCTCATTGTATTTCCATACTTCATGAATTTTTTCATGAAGAGGATGAGTTGCACAATCCAATGTAATGGTCGGCTCATCCCAATAGAGAAGTATCTTACTAGGGTCTTCTTCAAACGCCAACATATAACGCATAGCATGCAAATACGATTGTAAATCACATATCATAATTTCTACGTTATCTCCAACCGAATTATCTACTTTTAATATTTTACCATTTTTCTTATCACGCACACACTCTTTTACTGAAAAGTAATGCAACTTTACGTCACAAGGGTCGTTGCATCCAAATGCAAACGCTATCTTTTTATGCATGGTAATTGCGGCTCTTGCAAAAGCAAGCCCAACATGTCGCGCAGCACAAATAAAGATAATTTTATACTGTTGTGCCAACCCCAATGGAGATAATGTTTTACCAGTTCCAGTAGGAGCAGTGTATAAGATTAACTTAGGATTCGGGGATTTAACCACAGTAAATAACTGTTTTTGATGGTCATACAGCTGTCGGTCTTGATAAAGATAAGTATATTTATTTTGTTCTAAAATATAGGACGCTTCCCATACCATAAGGGATATATCATACACAAATGCATCTAGAACTCCACGAATGTATTGATGTACATGTTTATTTCTTGAAATGTGTAATCCAAACAATTGATGCAACGAATAAAAGTAGTAATGTTGCTTTTTCTTATCCGTCGTTTTCATATGTTGAACAATGTCTAACAATATAAACTCATAGATTTCCTTCTTGTTCATCTGCTTGTTAGAATCCAAACGAATACGGTCAGCCTTCTTCAACACACATTTTTCTGGCGGAACTTTATAGGTTGGTGCCAAGGCTTGGAAATAGGTAACGAATAAATAAGTTTCAATCGCATCCGTAGATGTAATTTTTAAATAATCTAGTATTGACTTGAGGTCATTCTCTATGATTGAAGGAGAATGATATCCAGCTTGAATTAGACTAAGCACGTCCTTTTCTTCTTTTGAAAGAGGAATTTCAATGGTGTTCCATTCCGCACGGGTCAACTTCGTCTGTGTCAAATCCATATCGTATACCTATAGTATGCAGTGTACTATTTAAATCAATTTTTATAAAACTAGTGTATTAAAAAATTGATGGATGATTCGACAAGAACATGAGGTGTGAAAGATGAATCATGAAGAAAGGATTCTTCGTTGTGTGGGGGGTTATTTACCACTATGCCCAGAACTGATGAGGGTCATTGGGGGTTTCGTGGGACGACACCCTCTTGCGGAACTTATTGCAACCATGCCTGAAATGACAAGCCGTGTTATAGATGTAGACAAGCCTAGACCAGTACGAGTTTTGGGCGAGCCTAGACAAGTAGAATTCTTGGACATTTCGGTGTTTGATTACATCAGAAGTTTCCCTCAAAAATATGATATTGGATATAACCCAACTTTTGTATGGCATCTTATTGGTTTCCGAGTACTAAACCATCATAACTGCAATAAAAATGCATGTATGCAGAGAAGTTTCCCCTGCAATGGAGATGCATGTATGCAGCGAATTTACAACGAATATCGTTCTGATATGTTTAAAATGCGGGAATGGATAGAACTACATGGTCTAGATACTTGTTCCCGCATTTAAAACGCATAAAAATTATTTTTACATTAACAATAATTTATGTGGGTATCTTAGGTGCAATAGAAATAATAAAAAAATTGAAGATCACGTATTAATATAAGAGGAATGACAATGCGTACAACATGGCAACCAACGATGTTGTTCAGCTATTACGGCGTGAGATATCCAAGCTTGAGAAGCAAAACAAAGAATTTGTTCAGCGGTCCCAGACCATGCTTGAGAGGAAAAACAACGAAATTGATGTACTAAAGGCTTCACGGGCTGCACAAGAGAACGACATAGTTCGTCTATGGAAGGTTATTAGGGAAGTAAGCGAACAGCTGAATGTTTCCAGCAAACAGCCGGATGTTTCCAGCGAACAGCTGAAGCGTCTAAATGAACTCCAGACATACACTGCCAAAATTACAGAGCTTAACGCCGAAAACGCAACCCTTCGGTCACAACTTATCACCGAGGAAGCAGTTAAGAGTGCCAAGACAACTCTTGAGAAGAAAGAACTTCAGTCAAGCTTACCAGAGATTGACACGCTTAAAGCAGCGATGACGTCAGTGCTGACATGGTTGCAACAAATCGGTCTACTCTAAGGTTTCCGCCTATATTTTTATAAAAAAAATTGATATAAATCATTTAAATCTATACTATATAAAATGTTTGCTGTAGAGGGTAATATTGGAGCGGGTAAATCTACCCTAGTTCGTCAATTAGCACTTAGGTATCCAGACCGTTCTATTATTCTAGCAGAAGAACCCGTAAGTGCATGGGACAATGTTAAAAATACGGAAGGCGAATCCATTCTTACACTATTTTATCGCGATCAACGAGCCTATGCTTTCTCCTTTCAGATATTAGCCTGTTTTACCCGATTTAAATCGCTGATTCAAATTCACGAAGAACATCCAGAGGCTATTATTGTATGTGAACGAAGTCTTTTAACTGATTTTCATGTATTTGCTAAAATGATGTTAGACCTAGGAAATATAAAAAAAGAAGAATTTTCTATCTATACTATGATGTATGAATATTTTGTAAGTAAATTGCCGATTCAAGGTCTTATCTATTTAAAAACATCTCCAATTGTAGCATTAGAACGTTGTGTACGACGCAATCGTACAGGGGAACGTGTAAGTTTAGACTATCTTGAGATGTGCCATGACTATCATGAAGCATGGATTATGAGTAGCTCTTTACCTACACTTGTTTTAGATGCAAATCAAACCTATACGCCTGAACTTGAATCCAAATGGATAGACGTGATTCAAGCTTTTATGGAATAAATATTTTTATTCTACTAGTCTATATGCATTGGTTACAAAGTGAAACGGGTAAACTTGCCATGGCCATTTTAATTGGATTTGGCGCAGCGACCCTTTTTCGTAATACATGTAATGAAAAATCCTGTCTTGAGTTTAAAGGTCCTTCTTTAGATGAGATGAAAGAACGGGTCTATCGTAAGGGCAAAAAGTGCTATCAGTTTGACCCCTCACAGACAAAATGTTCTGCTAAAAAGAAAACGGTTCAGTTTGCGTAGAAATGTCGTGAAATCATTCTCTAACATCTACATGAGCACAAACATTCAAGACTTGCCTTATACACCATCCGTACCAAATCAAGAGTTACCTTCGCGGGATATTCCTCAACAAACCATTCATCATGTGGCTGACCCGCAAATTAACCCAACGTATGTTCCTCCTCCTAAACATGATTATATTGGACAAGTACACTATCAAGTCAAACCCAAGGAAGACTGGATGGAAGAATTTCGTATTCCTATTTTATTGTCTGTTCTCTACTTCTTATTTCAAATGCCTATGGTAAATGTATTTTTAGTGCGAATGCTTCCAAATCAGATTTCAAGTGACGGCAATCTAACCTCTTTTGGAACCATGGTAAAAAGTGCTGGTTTTGGAGTAGGCTATTATGCTATTTTGTATTTTTTAGATAAAGTAAAATCATCTTAAACTATATGATAGTTTTTCCTTTAGGTAAACGACAAGCAACGAAGGCACGTGTAGAACCTACCTTTGTAGATAGACATCTTCTTGGAAGTATTCATGGAATACGCGACCTTACCTTCTACTATAGTTCCGTACCTGTAGCTTTATATCAAATACCATGGATACCTTACGCAGCTACACCTCAAGAAGCCTATCGCCTTGCTTATGGATATCTACGTTCCATGTCACATCTATCGATTGAACGATTGTTTTTTCCATATTTCTTAGAAGATAGGACAGTTCTGTATTTATATAAAGAAGATACTATCTTACCAGGAAGTTGCCTACTAGATGACCTACATCATTATGCTTTTATCAAGAAGTAATTCTAAGGATTTTCTAGAATAGAGTTTATTTTTGTAGTTAATTCTTCAAAATTATTCTTTACTATTATTTTTAGCATCTGTGTTTCGTTGGATAATTCTTGTATAGATTTTATTAATGGTCCTATAAATTCATCATATGCTAAAGAATACACATCTTTACCTCCATTTATTGAATGATGTTGCAGACCTCCAAAATCAATAGTTGTTTCTTGAATCACTGCTTCGACCTCTTGTGCAATCAATCCGTGATGATATCTGTTTCTTGTTTTTGAACCATCATTCTCATCTACATAATCTTCTCTGTAATTCCATTTATAATCTACTGGTCGCAATTTGTTAATAAAATCAAGACCTAATACTGTATCACGAATGAAGTTTTTATCGCGTTTATCTGAGCGGATGTTAATGGGACTGTATGCATAGGTCGTTGTACTTGAATCACCTAATTTTACTTGGTTACTGTCAGTAACAGTACTATTAGCACCTAAACATGTCATATTTGAAAACCCTGAAGATGCTGTTGGTCCTGCATTATACCCTATGGCAGTATTGTTACTTCCATTATTGTGATATAATGTATTATTCCCGATAACAGTATTGTTATCTCCACTTGTATTGTTAACTAAGGCATCATGCCCGAACGCACAATTATTACTACCAGATGTATTGGCTTGTAATGCATTAACTCCAAATGCACAAGTACTAAAAGCAGTTGTAGTTGCATATAATGTATTAACCCCAAATGCACAATTTTCATAACCAGATGTATTGTTGTGTAATGCCTGATACCCTAATGCACAATTATTACTACCATCTGTATTTGAATATAATGTTCTAAATCCTACAGCACCATTATAATTACCACTCGTATTGTGATATAATGCATCAGTTCCAACTGCACAGTTATCATTAGAGTTATTTGTATATAATGCATTATACCCTAATGCACAATTATTACTACCATCTATATTTGAATGTAATGTTATAGCTCCAACAGCACAATTTGCATAACCAGATGTATTTGAAAACAATGATTCAAACCCTATACCGATATTACTTATAGTAGATGTAGATTGGTGTAAACTTGAAGTACCTATGCCTATATTATAAGAAGATGAAGCATTTAACATTGAATCTAGACCAATAGCTATATTTTCAGTCCCGGCTAATGTTAAAAATGCATCAGTTAGAATAACTATATTATTAGTAGGTCTTATTATGTCAATTGGTCCTGTTTCACCAACAGGTCCTGTTGGTCCAGTATCACCGGATAGTCCAGTTGCACCAGTATCACCAGTTGGTCCAGTTGTGCCAGTTGCGCCAGTTGGTCCAGTTGTGCCAGTTGCGCCAGTTGCTCCAGTTGCACCAGTTAAACCAGTTAAACCAGTTACACCAGTTGTGCCAGTTGCACCAGTTGCTCCAGTTGCACCAGTTGCTCCAGTTGCTCCAGTTGCACCAATATCACCGGCTGGTCCAATTTCAGCCATTCCAGTATCACCTGTTGCTCCAGTATCACCGGTTGGTCCAGTATCACCGGTTGGTCCACTTTCACCGGTTGGTCCACTTTCACCTGTTAGTCCAGTATTACCGGTTGGTCCAGTATTACCGGTTGGTCCAGTTGGACCACTTTCTCCTATATTGACACCGACCCACGTCATACCACTATAGGTAGATTGTATATGGATTTGGTGTGCTTGTATTAATTTTCTGGACATGTTAGATGAGTTTGGTGCTAAGACTCCTGTAGGTAAAATAGGCGGGATAGGACATCTACTATTTAGACGATTCATATAATAGTATGTACTATATAAATTCATTCATAACGACTTAATTTATATCTTTGAATATTTAAACACCAAAATAAACAATTTTTACATAATGGAATGATTGTATTTAAGTATATCCTAAATAGACATCTTACCAGGAAGTTGCCTACTAGATGAACTACATCATTATGCTTTTATCAAGAAGTAATTCTAAGGATTTTCTAGAATAGAGTTTATTTTTGTAGTTAATTCTTCAAAAATATTATTTATAATTATTTTTAGCATCCGATTTTCGTTGGATAATTCTTGTATAGATTTTATTAATGGTCCTATAAATTCGCCATATCCTAAAGAATACACATCTTTACCTCCATTTATTGAATGATGTTGCAGACCTCCAAAATCAATAGTTGTTTCTTGAATCACTGCTTCGACCTCTTGTGCAATCAATCCGTGATGATATCTTTTTCTTGTTTTTGAACCATCATTCTCGCCTACATAATCT